ATGAACGTACCAGACAATGTGTCTTGGCGGAATGCATTAGCGCGCCATGCTTCGGTTGAAGGCGACACATTACCGCAGATCAGAGCATTGCTGGCCGTTGGGGCGATCGCGCTCATGTGCGCAAACCGCAGACCTGTGCCTTCAAGCCACTTAGGCGAACCGCGTTCAGCGCCGAGATCAGCATTGGCGCGATCCAGTTGAGCTTGGAACCGGGTGAAGATGCGGTTATTTGCAGCCTTTGCCATCACGCCGTCATACGCGATTATGTTCTTCTGCAGATATGAATGGAAACCCATCACACCAATACCAATGCTGCGTTCTTCGCGAGCTGACTTGACTGCTCGAGCAATCGACGGAGGGGCGTTGTCGATAAAGTATTGCAACACGTTGTCCAACATTTCTGCAATATCGCGGAAGAATTGGTAATTGTCGCAGTATTCGTCCCAATGTTCCAGATTGATTGATGACAGGCAGCACACAGCTGTGGTGTCCTTGTCAGTCATCAGCTCGATTTCCGAGCACAGATTTGATTGGACAACCTTGTAACCTTTGTCCTTCAAGTATGGTTTGACAGCGTTGTTAACATTGTCGACGAAGTGGATGTATGGCTCACCACGACCTTGGCCGGCCCGTAGTTCGAGTAACTTAACCCACAGATCCTTCGCTGAAACAACTTCGTGAACCTTACCTGAAGCAGGGTCGCGCAGCTCCCACGAGTCATCGGCATTGGCATCGCGCATGCAACGCTCAATGATTTCCATGAAGCTGTTAGGAATGTTTACACCGTGGTGAAGGTTCAAACCTCGACGGTTCTGGTCACCAGTTTCCTTGCGCATATCAAGGAATTCGAGAATGTCGGGGTGACTGATGTCGAGATACATCGCGTAGCTACCGCGACGTGTTGTACCCTGCTTATAAGCCAAGCAAGAGCGGTCATACACACCCATGTGGGGGATGACACCAACCGACTTTTCGTCTGTGCCACGAATACCGAAGTAAACGCCCACACCACCGCCTAGCATCGACAGCCAGTTGGTTTCGGATAGGGCTTCAACTAGACCCTCCTTGGAGTCGTGAACGTTGACCAGGAAGCACGAGATCGGCAAGCCAGAAGCATTACGACCAAACGACAGGATGGGAGTAGAATAACCCATCCAATGCTTGCTGGCGTATTCATAGAGTCGCTGTGCATGTTCCGGATTGCTACCGAAAGCCTTGGATACGTACGCGTATCGGTGCTGGGGAGATGTTTCATCTTCCATCAGGTACGAGTCCTTCAAGCGCTGGATGCCGATTTCGTCCAGAAGCGCGTCTCGTGATAGGTCAATGTTAATGCCCAAATATGTGTCTTGAGACATGGGGGTGTTTTCCTCTTGTAGTTGTTATGTGGTCATTTGTTCAATTGCAATCCCTACAGATTGCAAGTAACGGATTCCGTCGTCGTTCCGATACAGATCGTCGTATAGCACTTGACTAACGTTGTGTGCTGCGATCTTTTCAGCGCACGTCTTGCACGGCGCGGTCGTGACGAATAATGTGGCGCCCTCAGCAGTCTCACCACAACGCTCTAATTTACGTAGAGCGTTGTCTTCAGCATGAATGACACAGGACTTTGTGCTACCGTCTTCAGCTTCGCAAGTATTGTCTTCTCCTGCAGGTGTGCCGTTGTACCCAATAGAGATGATTCGGTTATCACGAACCACAACACACCCCACTTGCCTGCGAACACAGTACGATAAAGATGCGTAAATGTATGCCGCCTGCATGTGGGCAATTGCTTGTCGTAGTTTCATAGGTTGGCTATTTAGTGTTCTTGTTTTTCTTCAATAGCGGGGGTTCAAAAACCCTCTAAATTTCGCATAGTTATACTGTATCTGCTTTTAGCGGTAAGAACAACACTGTTGTCCCCCGAATTCTTTTCCGCATAATGAGTCGTGCGTTCTCGCAAAAACCCGCTGATAGCGTTGATGCGCTATCTCTTGATAAACCCGTCATAGGAACCATTATGACAGAAAAAGAACCCGTGAAGGAAAAGGACGTCGGTCAGATCGTTCGTTACCTGTCGTCTGCCTTCAATCAAGCAACCGCTCGTATGGAGCGTCCTTTCCGTTCGAAGAACGGTGGTGCCAACCGCTTGTATCTGATGCAAACTGAGTTTGCGTACCGGCTGAACGAGGTCGTACAAGGCCCTCGCTGCATGATGCAGAAGCACATTGCTGATTGCAATGCGTTCATCGACCAGACCATTCAAGACCTGGCTGCTGAGCAAACTGAAACGTCTTACCAAAACTAAGGCGCAGAAACGTCCTCAATGAGCCCTAAATACCCGTCAAAGGGGAAAGTATGCTCATTGAGGACATTATTGGAACGAGCGTTGGTCTTGGAATTCGCGAGGTGCAAAAGATCAAGACTGATTGCGCACAGTTCCTAAAAGAGTCGGCTGGATTGCCTTTACTCAAAGCTCTCCCAGTGACGTATCACAACTTTCACAAGGTGAAAGTTCGCCAACAAAAACGCAAAGACGACGTGTCCGACGCGTTTAATATGGCATTCGGTAAGCAGTTCAGTAATATTCGCCAACGCGCAATCTTTGCTTACCCAAACACTCCATCCCTGCCTCAAAACACAGAGCCGTTCTACGTCTTCCCAATCGACGGATATCAGTTCATGTACAGCAAAGAAGTACATGAATCAAATACGGCTTACCAAACGGCTCTAACCGCCCTGGTTGAAGAGCTAGACGACAAGGCAGAAGCCTCCTCCATCATTGCAGATGTTGTGAGGTACACATACGTCACGCATAACCTTCACGAAGGCATTTCTGCCGACGCGGAGGTGATACTGTATGGGATTCCGTACTACTATGCGGTCCGAGCCAGTGCGTGTGACGGATACGGTAAGCTACTAAATACTAATCATAACAAATAAGGTATACTATGAATACAGAACTAATGCTGTTTGTCACCATCGCTGGTGCAGAAGTTATCGGGCGTGTTGTTGAACGCAACCTCGAACAAAACACAATCACACTGGAACAACCATTGGTGATCCGTCCAATGCAACGTGGCGAGTCGGTTGTACTGGATCTATTCCCTCACAGTCTGGTTGACGCTGAAGGTCAGCATGTATTCAACCTGAACACCGTGATGTCGTTCGCAGTCAAGGTCCCAGCCAACCTGGAAAAGGCTTATTTGGAACGCACATCCAAAATCATTCTAGCTGGTCAGCTAGATCGTCTTGAAATGATGTAATCATGCCAGCAGTTGTAGTCAAAGGTGAAAGCGTATATGAATGCACGACGTGCAAGCGTCGCGTCCGTGTCCCTGCAAATAAGCAGGGAATGGAAGTGATGCAGCGCTGCATCATTACTTACAACTGCCAAGGTAAGCTAAACCGTGTAACTCAGACCAAAGAGATTAACGCCACGCCAGCGTTCCCTCCTGAGGTAGAAGGTTTGCAAGATTGGCACCAACGCAAGGTGTTGTACACTCACGAACAACCTGTACAATCCAATCAATGGATTGTAAAGCATAATCTAGCAAACCGTCCAATTCTACACGTATACGTGTATCGCGACACCTCCTCTGGTAGTGCCACACTAGAGCCCGGAACTCCAACGAGTACTCAAATCGTTGACTCGAACACGGTCATCCTGACGTTTGACGTTGCTGTATCAGGATTGGTACAATGCATCGCATTGTCATCGGAAAACACTGTGAATCCAATGGCTCTGTCGTCAACCAGTTCCGATACTGCCCCAGTCCAGATTTCTACAAATGCGGGCGAAATTACGATTGCTACGTTGGCAACTTCGCCAATGGTTAGTTTGGGTGTCACATTCTACTCAGGTAGCTCATCCAACAACACCATTGAATATGTTGGTATTGACTATGTGCCGTCAATCAACTCGCCTTGGGCTGGGTATGAGAGTATTGTTGCCAACGGTAATCAATACATTCTACGTAGTTTCAACATCGTGACGACTCCGAACGCGCCACTGTATTTCTCTGTTGGCGCAATCTCCAACGGTTCATTATTCTACCCATACAGTTTCAACGGATCGGGCCAACCGCAGCCCGGTGAAGTGCTGCTACTACTGAGTCGCTCTCCTCACACAAATGTGGACCGAGTCTATGACCAGTATATCGACCTTGGGTACATTAACAGCTCACAACCTGAATTGTACTATGCTCAGGGAAAAGCGTATGCTCAAAAATCGGTAATTCGGTCAATTTACCCGCACATTCTGTTGACGTAACCGCTGTATTGTAATATAGTCACCTTCTGATGAGGATGACTAATGAATAACAAAAAACAACGATTGCTCCTTGAATATGTGGTGTCGTCACCCGACACATTCGCTCTGTGTAAGCACATCATCAAGTCGGATTACTTCGACCCCGACTTGCGCAAAACTGTGGACTTTATCCACGAGTACTACGACAAGTACAACGCTACCCCCACGCCCTCTCAAATTGATGCTGAGACCAATGTCTCTCTAAAGGCTCGTGACGACGTTTCTCGTGCAGAGATCAAGTTCATGTCCGACCAGATCGAAGCGTTTTGCAAGCGACGCGCATTCGAGCAAGCGATTGTTAAATCTTCCAAGCTAATCAACGAAGTTGCATCGGACGTTGACTACGGTACGGCCGAGCAGCTAATCCGCGATGCGATCACAATTTCTCTGAACCGCGACCTGGGGTTGGACTACTTCTCGAACCCAGATGTTCGCCTCGATGAACAATCCAGGGTTCCCTTGCGCACTCCAACTCGTTGGAAGGAATTTGATGATCTGCTTGGTGGTGGATTGGCACGCAAAGAAATCCTACTGTTCTCAGCCAACTCAGGTGGTGGTAAGTCTATTACGCTTGCCAACCTAGCATTAAACTTCCTGATGCAATCCCGGACACCGGGCAGCAAAGAGAAGATGAACGTGCTGTATCTTTCTTTGGAACTCTCCGAAGAAATGATCGCACAGCGGTTTGACCAGATGCTGTCGGGCGTGTCGTCGGTTATTTGGGCACAACACAAGGATGAGATCGCTCAAACGATTAACCTTGTTGCTCCACAGATGGGCAAGCTGACGATTAAGCGGATGCCTGTTGGCACTAACAGCAACCGCATTCGCGCGTATCTAAAGGAGTTTGAGCTCGTTCATGGGTATGTCCCCGATATGATAGTCGTTGACTATCTCGACCTGATGGGGGCTAATGAACATGTATCAGCCGATAACGTGTTTGAAAAGGATAAGCGTGCCACAGAACAGCTGCGCGACATTTTGTTTGACTTCAATATGTTCGGAGCAACCGCATCGCAGCAGAACCGTTCAGCTATTGATGCACAAGAACTAAATCAGGGACACATCGCAGGCGGTATCAGTAAAGTGAATACCGTTGACTGGTATGTGTCGATCATTATGAATGCAACCATGAAGGCGGCAGGAGAAATTGGATTTGTCTTCCTTAAGTCCCGCAGTAGCGACGCTGTCGGTAAGCAACTGTTCCTCAAGTGGGACAACGGCTTCCTACGCATTCTTAATCGAGACGCCGACCCGGTCGATGACGATGGTGTGATCGACCCCAACAAAATCAAAAAGAACCAATCCACTAAGCGTGGTTGGGATGATCTGTTTGATACTGGCGACGGCCAGTAAAATTTCCTAGGAGAACTATATGAAACCCGTACAACCCACCCTGACCATTCAACTTGACGATGCAACCTATGAAGTTGCCAAGATGAGCGAACAAGTGCAGCAGCTCGTTGGCTTCTTTGACGATTGGCGTCAGAAGGAGGCGGACCTGTCGTCTGACCTGCTGATGGTGCGAAGCGCGCTGCGCGACGCTCAAACCGCTCTGGTTCAGATGCTGAAGCAGGAGCGTGAAGAAGCCATGCAAAAGGCGCAGAACCTGGGCCTCCTACCCGCTGCCAACGACGGTGCTGAGGGAGCGGCAGAATGAATCTGACCGAGAACCAAATCACGTCTATTGTGTACGAAAGTCAAGGCAAGCAGGATGTCACTACCCGCGTCATTCTGCCAGTGTCTCTGCCGTCGGATTTGATTCGTGCGATCGACTTGTCGGATGTGGAGCCAGCTGAACGTGAGCGCATCGCGAAGCTGCACGCAGAGTACCGTGAGTACCGTGACCGCATGATGTCCACGATGTTCAACTTCGAAACTTGGGTAGAACATACCACAGGTGACAAGATTGAGCCGAAATGGCGAGCGTTCAAGCAGAGCGGTCTTCGCTAACTCAACAAAAGCCCGCCTTGTGCGGGCTTTTCCTTTTGCCGTCCATAAATACCCGACACTAATACGAGGACGGCTCATGAACCTAATCAAAAAACTCAACACACGCCCCATGGTATCGGAAGAAGCAGCAATGGGTGCAGTCAGCGGGGGCTCAATTGCCTCTGCGGGCACGCCTCTGTTTGCCCAAATGGTACGGCGCGCGAAACCAAAGGTCGCAGAACCAATTGTTGAGCCTAGCACCAAACCCAAAGCCAAGAAAATCACCAAGACCACCAAGCTTCGTGAAGCATTCAACATTGTTTCCGAAGACCTGGCAAATCCCGACGAAGACGAAGGTAACACCAACAACTTTGATCGTGACAGCCTAATCGGCAAGCTGAAGGGTTTGGAAAAGCGTGAAACAACAGACAACCGCAATACAGTAACGTTTGGCTTGCAAGACGATAACGGTGGATTGATCCGTGTTGTTGTTCAATCTGAAGAAGCTGATGATTTTGAGCGTGCCCTAGAATCGTTCTTGATGGATCGTGAAGGTACAGACGAGGATGTCCCCGAAATTGCAGAAATCTTGTTCCAGCTAAAGGACCAGTTCAACATTGTTGACGTTCAGTGGCCGGAAATCGCTGAAGATGAGGAGCAAGAAGCACAACTTGCGGGTGGTGAAGGCCAAGAACCGGACCCAGAAGGCGGTGATCTCGATCTTGACCCATCAGCTGACATGGATATGGGCATGGATACGGGTGGCGCTGGAGATGGTCAGGTTCAGGACTTGCTCACCCAAGTGATTGACATGATGAAGGCTGACGCGGAAGCACGCAAGGCTGAGGCTCGCGCCAAAGAGGCTGAAGCCAAGGCCAAGGAAGCTGATGCCATCGTAGCTCAAGCAATGTCTCGCGTCAAGCAAGAAGAACAGTACCTTGACATGGAAACATACAACAAGGCGCGCAAGGATGAAGACCGCGAAGCTAAGCGTTTGGCTCAGCTGGCCAAATTCAAACATGAGATGGGCCAACGAGACGGCGGCGGTGATCAAGACGATGACAGCCTAGAGCCAATCTCCATGTCGTCACATGAAGAGGAAGAAACGCATCGCGCTCCGGGTGTATCAAAGCTTCGCCCAACCAAGAAGTTGAATGTTCCTAAGGGTCGTCTCCGCCCACACGACATTGCTCAGTACATCATCGGGAGGGTTAAGTAATGACCCAGTTGTCTTTTAAGCAGTTTTTGACTAGACTGGATGAGGATCTGCAAGCTGAGATTGACAAAATCTCCACGGATATGGCTCAAATTGATGCTCAGATCAACCAACGTACTGCACCGCTGCTTCAACGTAAGCAACAATTGTCTAAGATGCTCGCATTGAAGGCTAAGCAAAAACAAATGGAAGACAAGCGTTCCGGAGCAACTCCAAACGCTCAAACTCCACAACCTGGAGCACCAAATGCCCAGGCTCGCACGATGACGACAACTCCCGGCAGTGCCGGTGCTGCAACCCCAGGAGGTGGCGTCGCATAATTAGGACATTATGTTCACGCATCTCAACAACATCACGCCCGTTAACCTCAACACAGAAGAGGGTCCTAACGGGCGTTTTTATTTGACGCCAGAAGGCAACAAGTATCCGTCAATTACCACCATTTTGGGAGCTGGTGACAAACCGTGGCTTCGAGAGTGGCGTGACAGTATGGGCGCAGATCGAGCAGACGCTGAAATGAAGCGAGCAGCCGACCGAGGGTCAGCAGTTCACTTGATGGTGGAGCGGTACCTCAACAATGAGGTAGATCCTACTCGCGATATGTTACCGGCCCACATTCCAGACTTCAACATGCTGAAGGTCCATCTAAAGCGGATCAATAACATTCACACTCAAGAATCCGCGCTGTGGAGTGATGTAATGCGTGTTGCTGGGCGTGTTGATTGTATTGGCGAATACGACGGAGTGCCCGCAATCATCGACTTCAAAACATCAACAACCGATAAGAAGCAATCGATGATTGGTGACTATTTCCTACAGACAACAGCGTATGCATTGATGTATCTGGAGCGGTATGGCATTCAAATTGATCAAATTGTGATCATCATGAGCAGCGAACGAGGAGCTGTACCGTTGATATTCAAGCAACCGATTGAGCCATACATTGAGCCACTTCTTCGACGCATAAATACGTATCACAAAACGTATGGAGTGTAATGATGAACAACAAGGTAATTGGCAACAGTGTAACAGTGAATTTCTTACAATTGGGTCGCTCCCTTGAGGGGAAGGTTGACACTGGGGCAACAACCTCATCACTCCACGCTGAGAATATCCAGATGGACGAAAAGCGTGGAACGGTTACTTTTGTATGTCCACAGCTATCCAAGAACCAAATCACGCTTGACGTCGACGGGACACAGGAAGTGCATTCTGCAGACCACGGTGGAGAGCATCGACCAATGGTGCGGTTGGATGTTGAAATTGAAGGAGTTCAACTCAAGGCTGCTACGTTCAACTTGAATGATCGCTCACACATGGATACAGCAATCCTTGTCGGTCAGAATATCCTGCAAGCAGGTAACTTCCTGATTAACCCAAATCAGGATGAGGCGGACGCCCCAACTTCCGAATCTGCCGCCAATATTGATCGCGATATGCAAATCATGGAAGCTGTTCAAATTCTAGCAAAACATAATGTAACTATTCCGGAATTGGTTACGTACCTGAATACTCTCAAAGTCCATAATGATGAATAAGTCTCCGTTTTATGTTGTTGAGGAGTTCATTTCTCCTCTGATGTGTGAAGATATTGTTGATATTGTGGATTTCAATGTCCCTGATCAAAACAAGGACGGGAAGTATGTGAAGACGACCAAACGGTCGGAAACTGCTGAAGGTTTGATTTATGAGCGGCTGCTTATGTTACTGCCCGAAATCCAAGGGCACTATCAGATGCTGTACCGTGGCACGGAGAGTGTTGAATTTGAGTGGTTTCCTGCGGGAAGTTCTGGCACCTTCCGGGCTGAGAACAGTGAGCACTTACGAGGCAAGTGGGTTCGCACAAATGCTCGCGATCTGACAGCAGTTCTATTCCTGTCAGATTATCAAGAAAATACTCCGTTTGAACAGGAATTTGATGTATATGGCGGCAAACTTGAGTTTGTTCAACATCATTTCGGATTTAATCCGCAGCGTGGCACACTAATCGTGTTCCCCAGTGATCCTCACTTCATAAATAACACCACAGAGGTGTTTGCGGGTGACCTCTTTCAAGCACGATTCCACATCGTAGCTAAAACGCCGTATATGTATAATCCAGGTAGCTTCCCTGGTAACTATACGACTTGGTTTGGACCATACCTAAACCAACCCAGTTGATTTAACTCCCTATCTCAACTATAATCGCCCTTCTTGGTAGTAATACCAGGAGGGTATAACTTTTGACGAAAGGAATGAAGATGAGCAATCATCGAATAACCGCGTCTCTGTTGCTATTCGTGTTGATGATGACTGAATCATTCGCATATGCAGAAGGTTCAGCATCCACTGAATCAGCGCTGCCAGAAGTTGTAGTAGCAGAGCCACAAGCAACTGTTGTGCGTACACCAACGCGTACACAGCCAGAAACCACAACACAACTCCAAGCGTTTACGCGAACTGCTGTAGACAACATGAAGAGAGTGTTTCAGATTGGAAGTGAGGTAGGACATCCAGAAACCCTGCAAGCTATCTTGCTGCGTGAAACTAAGGGTGGCCAGAGCGACCCGATCGGTAACCGCGGAGCAGCAGCAAGCAAGCGATCATACGGATTGATGCAAGTTCAAGTGGTTGCAGCACGGTCAGTTTTGCAGCGCAACCCCCAAGTTGCGAAAGTTTACTTCCCCCACAAACCATACGATAAAGTCACCAACGATGAGATCGTAGCCTTGCTACTAAACAATGACGAGGCAAACATTCGAATCGCTGCAATGCATTTCAAGTTGTACTTTGACCTATGCAACGGCAACTGGGATAAGGCAGTAGCAGCATACAATATGGGCATCGGTAACGTGGAACATCTACGCTCACCAGCCCAATACGCCTACGTTGTAGGCGTACGGAGCTTGATTACAAAGCAAGTTCAGCCGTTTAACAAAAAACACGGCCTGTTGTCGCAACGTATTTGACCCACTAAGATTAGACTATAACAATAAGGAGAAATCATGGTTAAACCAGTAAAAGCACGTTCCGCAGACGATAACAACAAGGGCAACATTCTGGCTGATCCGGAAATTCGCAAGAAGTTCAAGTCAGCACTGGCCACTGTGACTCATTACCACCAACAAATCGACGATCTGAAGGAAGGTATGAAGGAATCGGTTGCAGACATTGCTGCTGAATACGGTGTTGACAAGAAGCTGGTTCGTAAGATTGCTGCCACGATGTACAAGCACAACTACGGATCTATGCTCGAGGAAAATCGCCACTTCGAGACGCTGTACGAAACCGTCATTGAAGGGAAGCTGCGCGACCCCGACGATGTTGGTGGGCATAACGACCCCTTAGACAAGTCTGATGAATAAAAAGAGCCCCGAAAGGGGCTCTTTTTTTATGCGTGATAAATAGCTCCCCTGTCACATCCGCGCTTGATTTGACCCAACCCTCGACGTGATAATGACAGGTGATAGAAAGGAAAAAATGAGTTATATCTCTGCAGTAACAAAGAACAATCGCGTTTACGTGTGGGAACGATTGTCTGAAACGGAGCGAATCGTCACAGACTACCCTGCTCCGTACTACTTCTACTATGACGACGAGGATGGGGAGTATCGTACCATCTACGACACAAGAGTGTCGAAGGCTGAGTTCGACACGTCGTCGGAATACTACGCTGCCAAGAAGGAATTTGACGTCCGGCGTGTTCGCACGTGGGAATCTGACGTTCCCCCCGAGATGCGTGTGTTATCCAACCACTATTACGGTATTCCTGCTCCGAAGCTGAACGTAACGCTGTTTGACATCGAGGTGGATTACGACCCGGAGATGGGCGTCACGGTGCAAGACATGGTGGCTACGAATCCGTATGCCCCAATCAACTCCGTCTCACTGATCCATTGCTGGAAGAAAGAGATTGTTGTGTTGTGCGTTCCGCCCGAAGAGGGGTGGGATGAGGAGCGCCTCCGTCGTGAGGTTGATACGTGCGCTCCTGATGCCCCGATCATGTCGAACCTTCGCATTCGATATGTTGTGTGTGCGGATGAGCGTGAACTCCTCATGAACTTTCTCGTTGAAATTGAGCAGAGTGACGTCATCGGCGGCTGGAACAGTGACTTCTTCGACGTTCCATATACTGCGCAACGAATTGTGCGCGTTCTAGATAACCAAGAAGTGTCGCTGGAGACTGCTGAGTCAATCAATGAGTACACCGGCAAGCTGTCCCTTACATACGCTCAGAATCCGAACCCTGCAATCGCAAAGCAAGGACAGTATCGCTGGCTCAAACGTCTCGATTTTCCGATGCATGGAAGCCCTACGTTCCGAGCTGTGCAGAACAAGGAAAACGGAAAGTTGATGGGCAATACGCTCGACCTCGTTGGTCGTATTCGCATCGACTACATGAACTTGGTTAAGAAGTACGAACCAGGCGAAAAGCCGTCGTATAAGTTGGAAGCGATCTCTGAAGAAGTCCTGGTTGATGATAAGACCGGTGAACCAACGCTGCCTAAGCTAACGTACGAAAAGACATTGCGTGAATTGTACCGTGAAAACTTCCCGTTCTTCGTGCGATACAACATCCGAGATACTGAGATCCTGTACGGATTCGAACAGAAGCTGGGATACATCGACATTGCTAACGTGAACTACCACCTGTCAACAGGTCTGATGCCTCACGTTCTCGGCACTCTGAAACTTGCTGAATTGGCGCTAGTCAACTATTGCCACCACGAACTCCGCCGCGTGGTCAACAATGTGACTGAGCCAGAGGTCGACCGCTCGATTGACGGAGCTCTGGTGCTGTTCCCGCAGATTGGATTGCATGAATGGGTTGGATCGATCGACATTAACTCACTGTATCCGTCTGCTATTCGATCTCTGAACATTTCGCCTGAGACGCTACGAGGTCAGTTCAAGAGTGACGTCAAGGACTTCATTGAAATTGCGGCGGGTAGCTTCAAACTATGTACGATGGTGCTTGAGCATGATAAATCCGAGCTGACGATGCCTGCGAGTGAATGGCGTGACTGGTTAGCAGAGCGTAACTGGGCTATTTCAGGTTACGGTACGGTGTTTGACCAGACGAAGCAAGGCTTTATCCCAGGACTGTTGGCTAACTGGTACGACCTACGTAAGAAGTACCAGAAGATGAAGAAGGAAGCTGGAGACGTAGGAGATTACGAAAAGGCGGGCTACTACGACCGGCTGCAGTATGTGTACAAGATCAAGCTGAACAGCTTATACGGCGCACTTACTAATCTGTACTTCCGATTCTACGACTTGCGGTTGGGTGAATCTACCACTGGCTCTGGACGTATCATCCTGAAGCACCAATGCCGGACGGCTGCGGAAGCATTGGGGGATAGTTACGATTCCGAATTCCCGCTATACGAGACGTTGAAGGACGCAATGGAAAGCGGTTATACGGAGGAAGAAGCGCGTCTGATCTCCATGGATGGTCCAGTATTCAACGGGAAACATCACTCAGAAGCTGTCATTTACGGAGACACTGACTCCACGTATTTCCGCACATTTGCGACTTCGCAGGAAGAAGCGATTAAGGTCGCTGATATGGTCGCTGACATTGTCAACAAGTCGTATCCGGACTTCATGCGTAACACTTTTTTGTGCACTCCCGGCTATGATGACATTATTAAAGCAGGCCGTGAAATTGTGTCTGATAAGGGCATCTTCGTTGATAAGAAGCGGTACATTCTTCACTTGGTTGACTTGGACGGTAAGCCAGTCGATAAGATGAAGGTGATGGGTCTTGATACCAAGAAGACAACCCTCCCCGCAGACGTCTCCAAGAAGTTGAACGGTTTCATCGAGCGATACCTGAAGGGTGAGACGTGGGAAGACATTTCTGTGTCGATTGTGGACTACAAGACGGAGCTAACTGACGCGGGTACTGGCGGTGATCTTCTACGAATTGGCCTACCGAAGGGTGTCAAGAAGCTGGAGGATTACTCAATTGCATACGATGCAGACATTGGGACGCGCCTTCCTGGTCACGTCGCTGCTGCCATTCACTACAATCAGTGCCTCAAGCAGTACAACGATAAGAATAGTGCCCCCATTGTGTCAGGCATGAAGCTTAAGGTGTACTACCTGAAAAACAAGAACGGACGGTTTAAGAGCATCGCTCTACCGACCGACACAGAGACTGTGCCACCTTGGTTTAACATCCACTGCAACGTGGATGTGGACGCCCACATCGAGCGACTCGTTGACAACCCGTTGGCTAACATCCTGAAGGCAATCAACAAGCGACCTCCGAGCAAGCAAAGTCTGTTCGTTGACAGCTTGTTGGAATTCTGATACAGTAATGACAAACTATAAGGAGAAAACTCCATGAAGATGGATCAACCCACTCTGGGGTACATTTTGAATGCCGTGCAAACGGCAAACCTCGTCAAGATTGACAGTCTGATTATCGAGCCTGGGAAGGTTCGAGCGATCGACGAGGAACGTACGGTGTTTATCTTGCAGGACGCAAACGTGCCAGACCTTCCGTTTGGCTCGATTGGTCTCAATCGGCTTGGCGTATTCTCCTCGCGGTTGGATCTGGTGAAGCTGCACGACACTTTTGACATTGACGTCACAACCGAAGGCGATTCGTCGCTTTTTGCTCGAACGTTAACCATGAAGGCTAAGGGTCTGAAGGTTGATTATCGTTGTGCCAATCCCGCAACAATTCAGGCCCCCAAGGCTATGAACGACGCCGTCAAGATCAAGGTTACCGCTGTTCCTGAAGCCATCACGTACATGCAAAAGGGCGCATCAGCCATGGGTGCTGATGTGATCACTCTGATCGGTAACGACGACGGAGTGACGATGGAGTTGGCTGACATCAACATGGATAAGATGACCTTCCAGTTGGCAGACGCTGCAGATCTGCAGGCTCTCGACGGATCTACGCCGAATTTCACCCATAAATATCCGATCAAAACGGTGTTGGCGCTGTTCAAGCACAACACCGGCGGTGCTTTTCAGTTGACATCCCGCGGCATTATGCGGATGTCTATTAACAATCTGTGCGTCAACGTACTACCTAAGGTGTAAGATGTTCAAGGCAATTTCAAATTGGTGGAATCGTGATAAGATTCGCGCCGACCAAACAATGGCTGAGCTTAAGCGCTACAGCGATGCACTCAACGAGGCACTTGCTGAACGCGACCAAGTGAAGCAAGAACTGAATGTTGTGAGTGAAGAGGTTGCCGTGTTTCGTCAGCGTGACGAGGCCGACGCAGCAAGGTACACAAGCAAGGACCCTTGGGTTGAGATCAAGAGCGACAAGTTTGATGAAGCTCGTGGGCTTCAGATCGAACTTGATTGGAACACTGCATTCATTGAGTATCTGAAGGAGAACGGTATCACTGGCCGCGACGAAGACACAGCGGTCCAGAAGTGGTTAGCTCTACTGTATCACGACATGACCGAGCGCCTTGAAGCCATCTCCATTGAGAATACCGATAAACATCGGACGAACGACTACGTATAACATGAAATACCTCGTCTTTGACATTTCCAATCTGCTGTACCGCACCTTCTTCGTTCAACGACAAGAGGATGACGAGACGCTCGCTGGATTAGCTACTCACACAGCACTGGTCATGCTGAACAAGTATTACAAGCAGCACCGTCCCGACAAGGTTGTGATGGTGTTTGACCGCAAGAGTTGGCGCAAGGATTATACCGCCAGCGATGCGTGCATCTCCAAGAAGCCGTACAAGGGCAATCGTCGGCAAGACATGACTCCAGCCCAGCAGCTGAAGTATCAGCGATTCTTGACTCACATGCGTGAGTTTGAGGCACTGATTGCTGAACAGACGACCATTGTTACGTTGGTTGAAGATATGTTGGAGGCTGACGATCTGATCGCTGGCTTCTGTCAGATTGAGGCCAGCGATGACAATGAGATCGTCATTATCAGCACAGACTCAGACTTGCTACAGTTGATGCAATACACCAATGTCCGCATCGTCTCTCCTGCAACTGATAAGGAACAGACGCTGTCGGAATTTGATGGTGACCCTCTGTTTTACGTATTTCAGAAGTGTATTCGTGGGGACAGCACCGATAACGTGCAGTCCGCATATCCGCGAGTGCGTATGGACCGAATCAAGAAAGCGTTCACAGATCCGTACGAACGTGTTCAATTGATGAATGAAACGTGGACAGCTCCCGGTCCAGTTGTTACAGATGAGAACGGCGAAGAGGTGGTTTCAAAGATCACGTACAAGGTCGCGGATCTGTTTGATGAGAATGAGAAGCTGATTAACTTGGCCAAACAACCACCAAACATTCGGAAACTGATCCTGGAATCAGTATCTGAATCTCTGGACAAGAAGCGTCAATTCTCGATGTTCTTCATTTTGAAGTTCCTCGGAAAATACAAACTAGTCAAGATCAAAGAATCTCTTGACCAATACATTCCGATGTTGTCGAAATAAAAAAGCCCTCCTAGGAGGGCTTTTTTTTATGCGGCTACTGGTTGATTCGGAGCTGCTACGCGGCCACCGATCTGACCTGCTCGTGGGTCAACAATCTTACCCGACGGTGTCAGCAACTTGACCAGTTGGTTGAAATAGGTCAGAGCATTAACACCGTTGCGCATCGTGATGTTTTGCATCAGATCCCACAGCTCTAGTTGAGCGGCGTTGCGGTTCGACAGGATTTCTGCCAGACGCTGCTTGTCAATGTTATCTAGGTCGGCAGTACGGAAGTACAGGACGTTGCCGTCTGCAGTGCGCTTCATAATCGCGCACTCGTGTAGCATGCCGTCACCATACAACTCCAACCATTCAACGTGATGGAAGTCTGGTGATACTTGGCGCTGATATGAAACGTGAGTCATGGTATATCTCCTATAATCTTGTACCATGTAGATATTTACATACCGGATTTACGCGCGGTCCTTTACCCGTATTAACAGGTCCCCTCACCGGGGCACGATCCTGCAACATTGTTACAATACGATATCCATGCATGACCATTCCACTGCTGTACGCGCCTAGAGGCGGGAGGAGATGTGGGCGCTCCTGTGATGTCTTCTTCTGTGGACACGATGAATAACGTTCGTTCTGGCCCAGTTCTGATTGTTGGAATCACATTTGCGTCTGTGGGTGCTCCCTGACCTCCTGTTAACGGCGTTCGTGGGAAGGTGCTAATACCCGCTTCGGTGATGTTATCTCCGTCTGTTTCCACACCTCGCAAATCCAGAATATCAAACCCAACAGGAGGCATCTCAATGTAATTATTTGGGTCGCTGACTTCGATCATGTTTCGAAGAATGGTGATTTGTCCGACGGTACCTTCAATTAGACCACCGTACGACTTTACAATGGCTCCGTTGTACACTACATTCAGCTGAATTGTGCTGCCAGGGCCGTTTATCATCTCAACGGCTATGTTGTTTGCTTCGGCGTTTTGGTGTTTGCTTCTGAAGAACAGAGGTTGTGGACCAACAGTTTGTGGCGGTGGTGTTACCGTTACGCGGCTGCGTGTGGTTGTGTAGGCAGGGGCGGCGCATGGAGTACTACCAGACGAAAATGTCGGACGATAGGTATATGATGGTTCGCAACTCATTAGTTCTCCACAAAAACGTCCGATGAGCCAACGGTTATGCTACCTGGGTGCGGAGGGCCACTGCAGGTACCGTGGGGAGCTATTGTGTCTCCCACCCGACATAGCGGAATCCCGTTGACAAATACGGTAGCAGCACCACTGTTCGTTACTGTTGGTGGTCCGCAGGGATGGCCCGCTGTTGCATCGCCTAACCTAGTCGCAGGGATGCCGTTAATGAACACGTTACCGCTTCCTGCGGCGATTGTGTCTCCACACGATGTTGGATCACCAATTCTGATTGCTGCTGGCATAACATTCCTTTACCTTTATTTACATTTTGAACCTAAATACGACGGACCATAACACTCTGGAGACCAATATGGATCGTTTTGTGGCAGACGTCAAATCATTTCTCACCCTATTTCCATTCACAGGCGCAAGCTGGTTTGTGATATTTGGATTGATCGTGCTTACGCTAATCTTCTACGTTGAGCATCGCGATCCAAAGAGCACAGTTAGGTTTGAACACCTAATTTGTGATTCAACAAATAATCGCGCATCTCCGTACAAGCTCGGTTACTTGATTGGTGTAGCTGTTAGCACATGGATGATCATCACTATGAGCGACAAAGGTACGTTGACCTTTGATATGCTTAGTGTGTATCTAATGTACCTACTTGGTGGGGCTGGTTGGAACTCGTTCGTCAAGAACAAGAACGGATCAGACAGCGCTGACGTAGAGCCAAAATAAAAAGGCCCTCAGAAGAGGGCCTTTTTTTAGCTGGATCGACCAACCGAGATTGTCAACGTATACGTGATTGACAGCGTGCGGTTTGCTGACTTTAACACCGGTGAGAACACTAAGTGTGCCAACAAGCGCTCGCGTTGTGTTAATGGTGATGTTGGTGCATTCTGCAGACCTGCTGCAGTTCCGTCGACGGCTGCAACTAACTGACTACCACTTGGGGTGTTTAGAGCGGCCAGCAGAGCCGAGGTATTAGCACCCGATAGGTTAATCGACGATGTTGGTCCCGCAGTTGTACTCTGCACCTGTAGCGTGCCATATGTTTGAGCGCCCGTGATGGTGGAGAATGTGCCACCCGTCAAGTCCGTAATTGTGAACGTTGCATTCGGGGCGCTTGGGATAATGTTCCAAGCGCTACTGTTTGTGTTCATTGCTTGACAGAAATCGCCAAACAGAATTTCACCCGAAGCTCCAGAACCTGCAGCTGGGGTAGTAAAAGTGATCGTTTGCGGTGTGCCGCCGTTGATTGCAATATTGAACGAATATTGTGTGCTTGGCAGTAAGCCTGATGCATCAGTCGAAACCTTGGCCAGATTACCAAACTTGATTTGCTGGTATCCGTTAGTGCCAATTGCGTCAGCACCGCCCGTATATAGACCGATTTCGTCAAACACAAAGTCCGTCTCTGTGCTGGTGGCAACCTTATCGGCAATGAACTGACTGCGTGGTTCATTGCCGTTTAGGGTGCAAGACACAACAACCTCAGACATTACGCCAAGCTCGCTCGACCGAACACCTGGACCTGAAACGTGCTCAACAGTTGCCGGATCACTAGACGGAACAGCACCACCACCAGCACGAACGCCCGTATTCAAGTCTGCGGAACCAGGGTCGGTGCCAATCAGAGCGCTGGAATCATCTACAACTTCCGAGTACGTTTCGTTGTAGATTCGGCTGTCCCACGTAGCGATGTCAGGAGACTGTCCGTCGTTGGGGGTCTTGTACGTAACCGAATACGCAGCATCAACTACGGTACCGCCATTGCCAAACGCAATCCGATAGATGCTTGAATGTGGTTCGTTTGCCAAAGCACGGGCGATGATACGCGCCATGTTTTGCGGATGGATTGCGTTGTCTTTGTCTAGTAGAACATTACCTAGATCGTCAACGATCTTGCAATGACCTTTAATAGTGGTTTGTAGTGAATCTTGCGACATGTGTAGCTCCTTTTATGTATTTACGGATTTACACAATACGGCGTACTGACGTTGTCAGTTGCTTGATTGCATTGTTAAAAGCTACTGGTTCGACACGGGCATTGCCCAAATCATACGCATTGATTAGGCGCTCCTCTACTTCTGTGAACACGAAAGTTCCCTTTTGTCCTTGCTTTTCAATTCCGGTCATTTGACAGCCGGATAGTTTCAAATAAGCGGCTAATACGATGTCCGTTGTGCGATAGTCTGTCATGATTGGTCCTCAGAGGTTGGTATATTTATCACATGAACGGCTGAACGTCAAACTGCGGGGTATCCTCGTTTGGTACAGTGTCAGTATCATCACCAAAATCGAACTGCAGGCGCTCCGCAAACACAACGGACACATGCATTTTGTCAGCGCTAGCAACAGTACAAAATGGGTCACCAAACGAACCGTCCAACGACATCGTTCCGTCAGTAGGCATACCAACCGGAGTGCTGCTACTAACATTCTGATATACGGATACCCGATAACCACTTCCTTCTGAAACAATCGTCTTTACGATGTATGTTCCGTCATTGTTTCCGTTGACAGAACCAGATACGGTCACACGGTCACCAGGAATAAATGGCTCAGTGCGGTGAATTGCGATATTACCTGTTCCTAAGGTAGTCAAGTCTACGATATCATCATACTTTGTTGGATACCGTACGTTCGACAAGTTAAACACGCCATACTTCGGAGTTGGCACAAAGTAATAAGTTGAAGTTCCTGTGATAGGGGTGGGGTGCGTGCCGGTAGTTGTAACCTTTACCGCGGCGGCAGTTGGCCAGGACGGTACGTTGGTTGGCTCGACGTCGACGCTGGCTTGACCAGAAACTGTGGCGGCTGCCGATACTGGCGTAGACGCAAATACTGTGGTTTGGTCTGTAGTACTGTTATACGAGGCTGACAATACCAAATACGTCTTATTGGATGTAGGGTCCGTATTATTGTTTACGTACAGATTATCACCAGCACTAATGTGTGACAATAAGTTACCCGGCAATACCCACGAATTGGAGGCTGGTGAAACGCCAACGATATTGTAAGCATGTGTGAATGCCAGTTGGTTAGCATCCAAGTTTGACACTGAAACTGCGTAGTTTGACGACGGTGCTGCTGTGACAACAAAGGTGTTAATGTTGGTGTCTTGTGGTTTGGCCGTCAACACACCAGTATATGACACCCCAAGTGCGATAACAGCTCCACCTGGCGTTTCGGAAATTTGAATCATATTTGTACCAGCTGGAGTTGCATAGTACAAACCACCCTGTTGAATTCCTGTAGGGAATGTGCCAGTGGTTGAGAACACGACGGGTGTGTTAGCCGAATATGTGAATCCACTAGAATCAGCAGCTAGTGTGATTACATTGCTAGCAATAGCTAGCACTTGCTGGCTCACCGTGCCGGTTGCGTGGGTGATTGTCGCTGTTGACACGCTGCCTGGATCTGATAAGTCCCACACGTAGCCGAAGCCGCATGTGTATACCACAGGCTGACGTTCTGGTTCGTTAAATGCTGCAACCCCCTGCACAATCAGTTGATTGATCGCAGCATTAGACAATCGATCAGAGGGCTGTTTCTTACCTTCGAGGGTAGGCATGTTTGATACTGTGACAACAACCTGCTTATTGTCGGTCGAGTAGTTCAGCCCTGCGATAGTAAATGTGAAAGTCCCGTCATAATACGGACTCTGCTTGAACGTAAAAGTGTCACCGATTGACAACTTTGGAGCCAGATCTACTGGCTCCAAAGACAGCGTCAGGGTTTTTGCTGCAATGTTTGCACTTATAACCGACAGCAGGGTTGGTGTCGGTTCCATTCCAAACGTCCAGCTCATCCTGTCACTCACGGTTACGTTCATTGGCTCACCGTAGATGTATTCAACGAATACATCTAACACCTTTGTGTGATACGGCTTAATGCTATTGACGTACTCAACCAAGGCATTGGTCGGATCAATACGGAAGATGGCGCTGGTGCTAGTAAGTGAAGACATAATCAATCGTCAAATAGACCGCCAACTTCGAGCACACGAATACCGTGCAGCGCGATCCAGGAAGTCTTCATAAGTTCATGATATTTACTCTTTGCAGCTAGTGCGTCCATCAACGTTTCAAACCAAATAGCATTGACATGCTTTGCGTTAAAATGCAGGTAAATGGCATTCATAGCGATACGAATGTTCTCAGGCGTATCGAACGAGTACTGAGCAAAGAACGCATTGATATCCATCGGTGCAAAGTCGTTTGTTGGATCACGCAGATACGCGAGAACCGTAGCCAACCCCGTAGCCCTGTTAACAAACGTTTGGTTTTCGCCCAAACCGTACCGTGTGTCAGTACCAGATAATGCGTCGTACAGCTCATACTCCAATGATGGAACACGAACGGTGCTGTCCGCAAGAGTGTAGCCCATCAACGATTCGGTTAGACGATCCCACAGCTTGCGCGGGATGGTGTCAATTTGGTTGCGGCGGAACATTACCCACTCGTGGTGAACATTCTTGAGGTTCATATTGCGGCCGTTATCACGAAGATCATTGCGCAGGGTCAAGTCGCGCGTAAAGCGGACAAAGTAGCGATCGTCATCAGTTAGGTAGCTTGAAACCTTTCGAATGATTGCTTGACGATACATCACAGAAATCTTCATTAGCTGCGTGTCAGATGTAGGTCCAAACGTCTCACCGTAGTTTGACGAACCGTATCCGTAAATTTGCGACGTAGATGTGCTGTCCGCAGGGCTCTGCACAACAAAGTAGGAAGTTGGGATTGTTTCAATTTGTTTGGCGATCTCATAAACCGACAGGCTGGAGTTGTCGCTGCTGCTCTTCATCGTTGAGTTTTCAACCCAAAAGTGGTAGTATGTGACATCTGTGGTGCCAGAATACACAGTGGTGCTATACTGGTAATCTGTCTTCCACTGGATCATTACAGTACCGTCGTCTTCTAGATCTGGATCGAATGACGCCTCATCATCCGTAACGGTGTGGATGGGGCGAACAACATCAATCAGATCGTGCTCGTTCAATTGGTAGTTGGACGACAGGGTTACGCTGTAGTACAGTGTTCCGCCTACCGTGTCAGGAGTGATGATCAGATCAGCTTCAACGAGAACGCTGTTAACATACACAGACACACGGTCTGACTCAGCGGTCAGACCGACCACCCAATCCGCCGGAGCGTTAGGAACCCACGCAATTGTGGTAGTTGTAGCTGGCCAAGCTACCACAGCGGTGGGAGTGTTGTTAATCACGTTCACGCTGTGGTTTGACTGATACGCGCAAACACGCTCACGTAGGATGTACTGCGTGTTCCAGTCAGTTGACTGGAAGGCAGGGATCATGCGCAGTTGACCGGTGCCAACATCTGAGATGATGATCTCAGATTCGTCAACAACGTCGATCAGCGATACTGTGTTGCCGGAACCAACAACAGCGTACTTGGTGTTTGCGACCAAGCCCGTTGGCATCGTTCCTGAGGTATCGAACAACACTTGCATACCGTCTACAAATGGGTATCCTGCAACCGTAATCGTGTTGGTTGCAACACTTACGCTGGTTACGTTATGGGCTTGGCGTACACGCTTAAACACCGACAACCGTGGTGTTCCGCTAACCTTCTGAGATTGCAGAATTGTCGCATTTGCTGCTTGCTTCGTCACCAAATTATCCCACTCCGACGGATGTACTGTTGACTTGACCCACTCATACACACGCACGGAACTCCACGGAGCCAACTTACCCCACGAGTACAACCGCTCATTGACGGTTGGGTAGATCATGTCGTCGTAGTACGGTACGTAGCCCAAGTGCGAGGTGTCCATCCACACTTTGCCAACCTCAGCAGTATTCCAGAAGTTCTGGGTGGTCGAGGTTGGGTTAGGTGCAAACTGGTAACGTGCAGGATCAATACCAGACAAAAGGTCGATGTTGTGCGATGCAATTACCGAATGGCGGCCGCGTGCGGGATCCCACAAAGGCAGTTGCTGCACTACTGTGTTTGACTTGCCATCAATCAGTTTTGCTGGACTGATTTGTGATGCTGCTGGGTTCACCAGGTACACGATAATGATGTCAGCAAATCCGGTCTGCTGGAATCGCAACACTTCGGAGTTCACTCGAACATATCCGCTTGTCAGGCTACCCTCAGTGAACACCTGTGTGGTGTAGCTGTTGAAGTCCTGAGCCAAGATTTCACCGCCAACACTATTGGTCAGCGTTACAGGCGACGTTCCGTTCGGGGTGGACAATAGCACAGTAATAACAGTGTTGGTTCCGTCAAAGTACGAGCTGCTAGGTTCGTACGTGTTGTCGTTAGTGATAGTGTTACGAACGATGACCGGGATACCAACAGTAATTGTATCTGTGATGTTGCCAGCCACAGTAATGGTATTGTTAGCACAAGTCAGAATGTCAAACTGTTGTATTGTTGCAGTTTGACGGATGACTCGAACGGTGTCGCATGGTTGGTCCAGCTGCACATACACTACGTTGGTATTGCTACCACCGCTGTCCAGGACGCTTTGCTGCACACGACCGTCAGTTACTGGGGTATTCCACAGGCGCTGCACAACGTTATACGTGTATGCTTGTTTGCTGACCGTGTCAAACCAAACGTTAACGGTCTGCTCCATCCCTGGGTGAGGACGCGTAGGTCCACTGAACATCACCTGAGTAGTAGCTACCGTTGCGTCAAGGAACAACGGGGACTTGATTGCAGTCTGTTGCTCTGGTGACAGATTCCAACGCGAGCTGTCATTGAAGGATACCAACTCAAAGCCGTTCTTTGCGGCTTCCACTGCTGTATCATCTGTAACCAGCTCACCATCACCCAAGAAGTTCAGGCGGACGTCATCGAGCAGTCCATCAGTTGCGAACAGTTTGATCTCGGGATAGATTTTTGTACGAGCATCGCCGTACGTTGCGACCTTCCAAGCCCAGAATTCATCCACGCGCGCGTCGACAAATCGGCGAGAGTTGATGAAGGCGTTCACGGAGTTGACAGAGCCCTTCGTTTGAATCATGCCTTTGTAGAACAGGAATTGGGACTTGCTGTTGATGTTCAGCAGATCCAAGAAGTTCTGACGGCCACGATACCCCAAGATGGAGCGCGCGCGGCGAGCAACATCGGTTGCTTCTGACAGAGCCAGAGTGTCGTAGTAGTTCTGCGTATCCGTAGCCGAACCTTCCAAGTTGCGGTAGAACTTTCCATTCAACAGATAGTACCCACCCAGCGTTGGACGCAGCGTGTAATCCTGTTTCTCGAAGTAGTCCAGATTGAACTTACGTGCTTGAATGCCCAAGAACGGGTCGTATACCAGAGCACCACCAACTGTGTAGTTATTGAACACGAGGAAGTGTTCGTAACTCTCAATGAAGAAGTGACCGCCGCCCAAGTGTAGGTTGTTGTAATCATCGTTGCCATACGTCGGATCTACGTCATTAGCCATATCACGCCTAATGGCAATGTGACTACGCTTGTCATCACGGTAGACGACGAGCTGGCTCGGGCTCATCGGACGGCTGTACTGATCGAACACCGTCTGCTGAACGCGGATGTCCGTATACGGGCCTACTACCACGTCTGACAGCACACCAAGCGGTGTGTCAATCCAGGCATTGTAACGAGTTGGGTTCAGTTCAAATTTCGGATACGTGCTACGACGCTCATACACGCTCACAGAAACAGTACCGCTACCAGCAGACGTGAGATCGATGTATGAACTTGTGTCTGTTACGTCATTGGACATTGACAACTTGAACGCAGAAGCGTCAGAAGTCATGATTGCAAAGTACGGAACGTTGGCCTGTAGTGGTGTTGGAAGCGAACCCGTTGACGTCACAGCCACCATGGTACCCGTCGTCCACGCAGGGAAGGATGTGGTGAACGCCATGGTGTTATCCGTGGTGTTGATTGATACGGGGTGTGAGTTAGCCAAGCTGATGCGAGACTGACGCAGACCATACGCCCAATCAATGAAACGCTCAGTTTCCAAGGACCAGTTGATTGCACGACCAGTGTTTGGATCGAAGTCCTGTGCGTCAATCACGTTCGGTAGTACGCCCAAATCCTTTTGACGAGCTGCATATCCGTCAATGATGTTGATGAAGTTTTGCATGCCTGCGACAACATACGGCGGAGTAAACGTGCGGACGTCAGATGTATCCACCGCGAAGTGGTACCACAATTCTCCGGAGTTGCTAGCGCCACCGAACACATTAAACGCAGAGTCAACTTGCGCAACATATTGGATACCGTCGCCGCGGGACGTTAGGTCGATTGCCGTGCCGGCATATGCTTCCGACTGAGTATCAGCCAACTTAAATGTGTTATCCGATAGACGGATGAAGAAGTACGAAGTGTCAGAGTACAAAGGCGCAGGAGCAATTTTCGACGACGTGATAACAATCTCATCACCCGTTTGCCACGGCAGGGCCTTCGTGGTGATACGAGCGCTGCCGCCAGCGATCGAGCCAGCGATGGTTTCAACAACGTTGATTCGGGTTGTGCCAGATGATGGTTCAAACACCGATGAACTTACCGTGTATACGCCGTCGTTCACAGGCGATCCTGAGATGGTGAACTGCAGATCCTTGGTAAACACAGCCGTTTCATCACCCATCACGCTAAAGCGGTGGGCTGCAGACGATGCGCCAACAACGCCGTATTGGAATGCTGTGCACACACCTGTAGTTGTGTTGACATCAAATGCGTATTGCTTAACGCCGTAATACTCAATGGTGCGGTCGTTAGTAGCCAGACTATCCAACTCAATCTTCCACTGAGACTGGTTGTTGTACTGAACAACAGCGGACGGGATTGTCAGCAGGGTAGCTTCAAATGCGTCAATCCACAAATCACGAATCACGCCGTTGTTGGCAAGAACGATCGAGTAGTCTTGTGGGATAACGTCGTAGTACTTGCTGCTGAGTTCAACAGTGCTGGTGTCAACAATACCACCAAACTGGTAAGTTAGTTGAGGCACCCATCCAGCCCACAACGCACGGAATTCGCCGTTTGTGTCGAAGCCGGAATAGCGGTTGTAGTTGACATACCATTGATTGATACCACGGACCTTGTATGCCTGATCCGTGTTATACACATCGCCGTGGAACAGAGCGTCTTGGTGGCTGTATACTTGGTTCAGTGTGGTTTCTACTTGCAGGCCATTCACATTGACAAACTGCGGACCAAATGCTGCATGCAAGAACTTGACTGGCTGTAGCACAAATGCTACAGCGGCGTTGTTGTATGGATATTGGCTGGAAGTCATCCAAGCCCACTCAGCTGGCCCAACGTCACCGTATGCATAGTCAGCGTCAGTTACGCCAATTTCTGTCACAAACAGATTGTACAGTGAGCGTACAGTCGGCATGGTCGCAGCAATAGCGGACGTGTCGTAATACGGAGGCAGGAGAGAGTCAGGGCCGTATCCACCAGCCAGTGTGGTGTTAGAAATGTTTACGGAGAAGTATGCATACGTTGGTAGTGTTACTCCGTCCGTAGCTGCATTGCCCGTGCTTACAACACCAGACGGATATGTACGGCCAGCAGGAACACGACCAATACGAATATTCTCCCACATACCAGTGGTGGTTGTGTGATCATACACCCAACGGCGAGCGCCTGTAACATCAGCATACTCACTATCCCACCACGTTGGTTTATCACCAAATCCTTGCAACTTCCAAGGCTCAACGTGGGGATACGGAGTGCCGTACCAGTGGTTGTACAGAGCTTGCCAACACGCAACCTGCTTCGGTGTCTTGTTGGTTGGCGGAGTTGTGATAGAGGACGATGTGTAGTTCCACGTAAACGCATTTGCGGCCACGTAGGTTGTGTTAATGAACGGAGTTTGTGTGTTAGTTTTAGCAATGTATGCGTCGAACCGTTTGCGCATTGCAGCTTGGTATAGAGCAGCCTTGGGAGCTGTCGAGTACAACTGACTAAAATCATACACCATGCCCGCGTCAGGGGTAACGTCGTACAGACGCTGCTCCAGTGTGAGGAACAGGTTACCAATGATTTCAACGAAGTTCACCAACTCCCACAGCATTGAAATATCATTCGGGGTTGTTGATGCTTGCACCCAAGCTAGCCCAGCCTTGCGGAACACGTAGCCAGATCCGAAGTTGTAGTACAGAGTTCCGTCAGGGATTTCTACACCACTTGAGTCATACAATGACGGAGCAGTTGCGGATACGGTCAAGGCTGACAGACGGTACAGTTGACGTACGCCACCACCAACACGATACCAGTATGCTCCTGGACGCACGTCGAAGCCATATTCTGATACAAATGCCGAGAATGTTGACGGTGGTGTAGTTGTCTTCACGAGACCGACGGTACCTCCGCGAGTATCTGTTGCAGCGCACACCAAGCGTGAGTAACGGTCTTGTTCAGCTACAGGATATGTGATGGCGGAGCGGTGACCGTCGTGGTGGAACAGCTGAACTTGGTTGTCAAACACGTTCAGGTGAGGGCGATACTTGGGAGCTAGTCCAAACATGGGAGCTGTGGCAACCCAGTTGCGAACGCCAGCGCCTGTGCTTTCGTCATATGCGTGCGAATCGCCGTAGATTTGAGCGATGAAGTCGTTCGATTCGTGGCTGGCGATGATTTGCTTAGCGACGTAGTCAGACAGCCCGACCAACGAGTCGGGGGTGTGTGCAGTCAGTAGCGAAACCACTTGCTTAGTGAACGCCTCACGCATCATTAGCAGGTTTGTTGCGTATTCGTCACTAGCGAAGTCAATTACGCCAACAGGCGTAATATTGGTTACGTTAACAGCTGACACCAGCGTGTCGAAGCTGTTGTTGTGTTCCTTGATTGTACCACCGCGACTGAAGTTGTAGTCTTCCTGAGTCATTGTGTACACGCCACCATTCAACAGACCAGGGATCTTATCTTGGCTATTGAGGAATGTGTTGAAGTGTGTCACAACTTCCGAATACTTAACCGTACGTTTGTTCTCATGCTGTGGGTTGTAACGCCATTGATCAACAATGCCCCAATCACCATCAGCGGATCCAATAGTAACCTCGTTACCATCCTTGTCAAGGTACTGCGGGACGTACATCGCTGTATCGTCCTTCCGCCAAATTGTGGTGATTGTTGGGTCTGTCTCCGACGCCAGCACGCCAGGAATTACTGTCCACAGGTTGTTCGAGCGAACACGCAACACGTTTGTTGTAGGGTGGTACCAAACAGCACCGTCGACCGCTGCGGGTGCTATGGTGGCAATGGTGGGTGTGACGTACGACACAACGCCCAGCGCCAGTGGTACGGGTAGCTTAGTGACCCAACCGCCATTTTTCCAAGCCTTCAGCACACTGGTGGTTGGGTTGAACCAGTACTCTACGGTAACCGGGCCTTGGCGGTATCCGTAGATTTGGCCGTCATCATCCTCAACCAAGTACTGTTCAAATTCAAACTCCTTCCCGTCTGTAGATACAGAAATGCGGCGGTCAACTGACGTGTTGACGTAGAAGGATGCATCCTCGTGGAAAGCAAACAGGGGGTTTGCGTCAACAACTTCACCCGTCACAACATCATATGCGTTGAACAGTGGGTATTGGTTGGTGATGCTCTTCACCTGTTCGATCTTACGGATCGAGACCATTGAACGATATTCTGGTTGAGTGCCATTGTTAACGGCAACAGCAAACTGAGTTTCATCCTCAATTGTGCGAACAGGGACGTGCGACCAACCCATCTCCGACAAAGCAGCAGGGCCAACTTCAATACGAACTTGATCCAAAGGTTGTAGCGGGTGAGTGAACTCAACAGCTTGCACATATTCAACAACGGTGCCTGTGGTGTTTGCAACGTTACCAATGACCGTTACGTCACGAGTGCTAACGCCCACAACTTCCGTGTAAGTGTTGAACTGACGTACGTCATTGACGTAGACTCGCAGGTTGTTTGTGTTGGGAGCAGCGTATACGGCAGCTAGAGAGGGTTGGTAACGGAACTTATCCAGCAAGTCGATGCGTGAAATTGGGGAGGTGCCGACGAACACAGTTTGATGCAGTGAACCAATTTCAATAGGCAAGTTGGCTGGTTGAAATGCTTGACCTGTATCAAAGTGAGCTGATAGCGTTGATGTAGACACCGGTGTGATTTCACTATCCAGCGATGTTTGCAACCGAGGATTCACCGACGCATTGCTCGTAGCTGTTGTCGTTGTAGCTGTGTCGTTTAGCACCCAGTGAACATGATAACCGCGCCAGCCGTCGCCACGCGATGTGCGCATCGGTTCGATACGGGCGTGGGCGGAACCGCCGCCAGTTACGGAGCTGGTGAACGTGGTTTCAACCAGCTTAATCACTGTGGCAAACGTGTCTTGGATCACTGCGTGTGCTGCTTCGGATGGTGATACTTGACGGTACTCGCTAGATTCGACGGTGTATACCTGCGACACAAGCGAGTCGTCGGTTACACGGAAGCGATACCCCGAAGTAAAGGTGCTGGTGTAGTCAATGTCCACGTCCATCTGGCTGACGTTGTTGCTTAGGTAGATGTACCAAGCTCCACCAATACTAACGGCAAAATATCCCTTGATAGGTTCCAGCTCCAGTCGGCTTGGACGGTAGTCGGATGTTGCGAATGCATCGTCCGTCGAGCTGCGGTATTTCCACACGTAGTTGAAATGTGACCATTGATTCAACTCAATGCGGCTAGAGTATTCCAAGATTGGTAGCTGAGCTCGGCGCACGTCCGCATATGACTGCACTTGAGATTTGTGAATCCAGCGATTGTTGTCAGACCATTGAGTATGGCGTTGACTCTCACATCCCTGAGTCATGTCCCACAGAGCTTTACCGTTAAGGCGGTCGATCAATTGCGACAGACCAAGCTGCGCAGGTTCCCAACCATTGGATGCAGTGCTGTATGTCAACAACTCATCGGTTGTTGTGTTATACCACTGTGATCCGTTTACCGGTTGACCGTTGGTAGCGACCCACTGTAAAGCGGTGTTGAACGAGATACCTTGCAGCCAAGCAACAGTCCATGAGGTACCGGTGGAACTATTGTCATCCCATGCTGCTGTGTCCCAACCAGAAGTCTGGTTACAAATGCAATTAGCTTCGGCTTGGTATACAGTGAGCTGCTCTTCAAGTGAGATTGAGATAGTGTATGATTGAGCAGCGGCAACCCACGCAGATCCTGTCCACGTGAACATTTGTGCTGTCGACGGCACGTACCACAGCTGGTCAACCCGAGGCTGTAGAGGAGCAGTTTCACTGCTTGTTGCCATTGGCTCCAGTACAACAATCGCTGTTGTGTTAGTGCTGATATCATACGACGATGATTCAACCGTCCAGAACTTGTTGCGGAAATTGACGTTGTTGGAATCCTTGGTGTAGAAATCAAAACCTGTGCTGAACACGTCATCGTAACGACCCGCAATGTTCAGGGTGTTAGTGGCGAAGCTCATGCTGGTAACAACGAAGGCATCTCCACGGATGTTCAGAACTTGTTGATATGATTGGACGCGGCTTTGTGCCTTGTTACACCGGTTTTCTACCGTGAAGTATTGTGGGGCATCGTTAGCGCTAGCAGGTTTCCAGAAGTAGTCTTGATAGTTGACCAACATGTCAACGTTGACGGGAGGTACCCAGTTGAACTGTTCTGTTGCAGCCCAATCATCCATGCGGTCAATATCAATACCCATCAAGGATAGTTGACGGAGGAATGCCTTAAATGACAATGTGGATGTTTGAGTTCCCACCGTTGAAATCATAGTGGGAGCTAGTTGGAATGCTTGACGGTGCGCGTCCGCCTCCTTGATCTGACGATCAACAAGGGCGCTCGGGTTTGCAGTACCCACAAAACCAGCAACACGCGACGTGTCGTCCTTTGTTAGGTGACGATTGAAGGCGTTCTTGAATACGCCGTCTCCTACCTCTGACTGGTATACTTCAGGCAGTAGTGTAGTAATGTCAAGCGATGGCTTCTTGTGGTCAGACTGATTGGACACGGGATTACCCTCTCATATGCTATGTTCATGGATATTTATGAGAGGGTATTGGACGTTTTTTACCGGGTGTTAGCCATTCAGTCGCAGGTTCGTTGAGTTGTATCCTGACACAATCTCAACATTGCTGACAGATATGTCTGGATACAGGACCTCATCCTCACGCGCCAGCACCTGGAACATGTCGCCGAATTGGTTAGATTCATACTTTGGAACCAACACAACTGACGAGATTTCTGTAGGTAGCGCTGCGTGGATTGCGGCAGCCAACTCTGTGAAGTAGAACGTCTCACCGAACTCCCAGCGCGTGATATCAAAGTAGTTACGAATGGTGGTTACGATGATTGTCTTGATCTGGTTGTCGGTTAGTGTCTTGTCAGCTGACCGGATAACCTTGAACGTAGCCTGCATCGCCGCAGTGGCTTTTGACCCAAACATCAACTTAATATTGCCTGGGCGCAAGACAACTGTGTCGGAGATCATCTTGTTATCAAGCAAGTATCCGTATGATGTGCGCAGCTCAAGTGGCGTTACTGCTGACGGAGCTGTTGCCAGAGGATCCTCCAACCAACGCTTCATTGCCATGTAGTACCCCTTGGTGATAACATACGTGTCGATGATGTTCGACGGCGATGGGTCTACCAAGTGGTAACGTGGGGAGTAGTGTAGCCACGCAAAGTTCAAGTTCGACCGGCCCTCAAGACGCTTCCACAACGAGGTTCCTGTGAGAGCATCATTTGCATATTGTGCCATTGAGTCAACGGTCGTGTCAGCAGGCACCCACTCACTTGTCTGAGATGCGCGGCTAAAGTACACGTAGTCGTTGACCTTAATCATCAACTCAGAGCCAACACCTCCCGCCAAAGCTACAATTGGGTAGTACAGACGAATCTTGTTCCATACAAATTGAGTTTGTGACTTTGGAACCCCCCAGTATGTGTCAATTGAGATCATGCCGGCATCGGGGCGATTTGGAATCTCTACCCAACTACCGGATACCTTACGGTACAGGCGAACGTCGGGCGTGTAGTCAATTGATGCGGGGTTCTGGATATTGTTGTCTTGACGACGAACCAAGTTGTCAACACTATACAAGTACGGGATTGGTAACACTAGGTCAACGCTGCCGTTAACTGGGATGCTCGGCACAGTAGTGGTGTACTTAGGCATCATAATATCAGCAACACCGTAGTGATACACCGCTTCATCCACTGTTAGGTAGTCAGGAATACCGTCTTGGTTCTCATCCGACGGAATGACTGACAGGCGCTGCGGGTCAGGCAATCCAGCATTGGTGCCGCTATCAATCAGCTCTTGGCTTAGAACGTCAAACTTCCAGTTCTGTTGAAGAACACCGGTTCGGTTGTAGTTGACGTTGGCTTGCATGACAACCACCTGATCGTAGCTAGATCGAAGGGTGTCATAATCGATCACACGCTCTGATTGATTTGTGTTCCAAAATTGTGTTGTTTGACTCTGGAACACCATACGACGAGCGTTGCGAGTAACGTTGTAGCTAGTCTCGTAGATTGACGATTGGTTGACGATGATCAGAGGCGTGGTGTGGAATTGTCCAGAGCTCCATCCATAGCTAGCCAGGGCAACAGCTGGATCTTCCGATTCCTTGATTGCGTACCATTCAAACGTCGTCAGGTTGTAATACAACTCGGCCTTAGCAGGGACTGGGGGTGGTGTTAGCGCTGCTTGGATACGAACGCGTTCGTTTGCATTAAACACTCGACGGTACGAAGCAACGGGCACACCCAAGCTGACAAGCTGTAGGAAGATGTCAGTTGACGATAGCAGCGGCTCAATATATGTCGTGATCAGAGATGTGAGGTCAACAATTGGCGTTGTTGTGGTGTTTCCTATGTTTTGGAAGTACAAAATACCATCATCACCGAAAATCTTCACATTTTCATATGTGGTTGAGGCGTCATGCCACGGAATGAACTTTGAATCACCAGCAAACGTGCGGTTCAGCGAACGCAATTTCAGAATTGATGGATCCTGAAGCATATACACGTTGTAATCTTCGCCGTTAACCATGCGGTCTTGGGAGTAGTACACAGCAGGAGCTGTGACCCGAACGTGTTCGATCGTTTCCGACGCAGAAGCATTCTGCAGAGAGTTGATCAAAGAGAATGTGAACGTGAATGTCTGGATGCGGCCAAACGAGTCAGTATATGTGAACGTTGCAGGTGTGTTGACAACAGAGGCTTGCGGAACAACAATGTCTGCATCAAGCGACGTACGAACCCAAATATCGAAGGTTCCGTTAGGAACGTCTGCAAACTCACCGTCACCAAACAGGATGCGTACACTGTTATCAGAACGTGTTTCGATTTCGTACTTGTTGCGGCGTGGGTTTGTGTTGAATATGACGTTCTGCGCGTGAGCTAAGTCAACCTGTACCCACTCACCTGACTTACCTTGTAGGGTTTCACGGCGATATGGTAGCAAGGACGGTTCGTCTTTAGTTGCACCGGTTGATGCGTCTACCGCGTTAACCCAGATGTCGGTGTCATTTACGTTTGATACAGTGACGTCATATGTTTGGTTTGGCGTCACTCCGTCGAATGTGGTGCGGAAACGTTGCAGCTGACCTTGTTTTGTGAAACAAAAGAAGCCAGTTGTGTCAGAACCATCACCAAGGCCATCTTGGCCGTACACAAATGAGAAGTTTGTGTTGTTTTGAGGACGACGTTCGATGATTCCAAGCTTGGAATCATACGCAACAGGGATCAGCTCCAACGGAGCTGCCGTGCCGTTGATCGTTGCAGTGTATGTGAATACACCGTTTGACAGCGGAGTTAGATTCCACGTATACGTTTCAAACAACACGTCCTGAATTTGGAAACGATCAGTTGGGCTTACAGTGCCAAACTCTTGCTCCAACACGCGGTTCATCACCAGGATGAACTGATCCTTCCAATTCGAGTTGCTTGTATCATTCCAACGGATTGTGCGATTCGCAAGGTTGATACCATTTGCGTCAATTACAGTTTCAGTGGTTGATACAGATGTGATCTTAACCAGACCACGTGCAGGTAATGCCCGTGATGCTGAGTAGGATACGAGCTTTGCCAAACGCAGGATCGAGTCCTTGCGTTGAGCAGTGCTAATGAAGTTTTCATGCGCGGTTACATCAATGCGATACGCCATCAATTCAGCGATATACGCAAAGGCTTCTACGATTGCAACGAACTCACTTGATTCAATGAAGTCATTGAATGTCTCAGGAAAGTGTAGCTTGACGTAGTCAAGGATGCTACGTTTGACTGTATCATAGTCAAACGCTGCAAAGTTGATGTCTTGGAATGCTTCGTACGCGCGCTCCCATGATTCGGCTCTTGCGACTAGTCGGCTCATTGTGTAGTACCTTCAAAAACGAGGTTGATATCTAGATTGTCCACCATATTCAGCTCAATGTATTGCAGGCGAGCGCTGGCAATTACAGCATTTTGATCATACAGTGGAATGATGTTTAGTTTTAGTAGCTCAACCCTTGGATCGAAGGTGAATACTGCGCGCAGGTCTTCCTCTAGTACGTCCAAGGTCAGTTGATCTAGAGGTTCAAAAGGCAGGTCGGGGATCCGGGTACCAAACGTAGGCATCATCACCCGTTCACCCCGACGAGTGAAGATGTGATTGAGCAGATCCAACTTCACCAACTCTACGTCAGTGAGGTTGAATCGTTTGTTGTTTTGGTACTCGTGGGATGAGTAGCCGCGGTAAAGACCTTTAATCATAATGCCTCAATGGTTTTCAGTATTTATCTACGGAGACATCCCACCATCAACGCCTCCAGAACATTCCTCGAGTTGTTTCAACGCCACGTTCTACTCGGTTAACGCTGGAGTCAGCATATCCAAACTCAGGAGAATGTGTTTGGTCAGACTTAGTCATTGTGCGAGCCCATGGTTCATGAGCTGGAACACGATTTGTCCACAACGCTGATTTGCTTCCAGCAGCGGATGCGGAGCCTGCTCCAGGTCCGTTCAAATGAATTGCAGAGCCAGTTTGAACAATAGCACCACCCGCCAGAATGTTTGTTGCACCGCCTGATTGTAGGTTCAGAGCACTACCAGATTTCACATTCAAGTTGCTGCCTGATTGTAGGTATAACGTAGATCCAGCCTGTGTACGAACATTTGCTCCAGCTTTCAGGTGCAAATCTTCTGTTGCTTCTACACGCACTTCCGTATCCGACTTGATGTGGACGCCCTTTTTGCCGTAGATTCGCACGGTTTCATCAGACGTAAAGTTAATCTCCTTTTCCGCATGTACATTTAGCTTGTTTGCAGAGTAGATATCGACGTTACCGTTCTGGTCCAATTCGATCCAATTATTACCTCGAGCGGTTGATATGTAGATTCGCTCGTTTGTGTCATCCAATAGAATCTGATGACCTGAAGTAGTACGGATGCGGATACGGCAGTTTTCCTGACGGTCATCCATTGAGATTGCATGGAATCCAGCAGATACCACAGATGTTACCATGGAATCATAGTTCTTGTCGGTTAGGGATGACTGTGCATGCGGGTCAGTGCGGCTTGCTTGGTAACCTTGTGTGTTTGTCCAACCGTCGTGGGTGACATCTTTGTCGTCCTGCACCTTGCTATACGTTTGATCAATTTGGGCAATGTCAACTCGCGACACAGAGAAGTCAGCAGCACGAGTACGGAACTCATAATTCGGCTCCTCTTGGTGACCGAACGCTTGCTTTTGATTGTCAGCAAGTGGTTGAATGTACTTTTCCGCAGACGTGTACGGACCGTACGGAGCGGGAGCCCCAGATGTTTTTTCCAACTCGGGGTGGTCATCGTACATGAAGCGGCCGTGCGGCATTGTGTGTGGAGTGAACTGATCGTAAATGCAACCAATATACATCCGCGTCTGTGGGTTACCGTCAACACAAACCACAGCTACTTGTGAGCCAACTTTAGGAATTGCCCACATGCCGTAAGCGATACCGCCCCCAGACTCCTGAATGCCGGGGCCGCGCGTTCCTACCTGTACCTGTCCACCAAACGGTGACATATAGATTGCCCACGGCAAATCTTCCACCACGTTATTCCAACTATCTCCCCAAACAGGACAGACTACACGAACACGACCCATTTGTTGCGGGTCGTTGGTGTCTACAACCATGCCAATGGTGATAGTCTGAAGCGTATCAGACGAGTTTGCTCCAGCTTGAAAAATATCGTGTTGTTGTGTTGAGCGGGCCATCTTGTTCTCTTATTTCTTGTCTTCTGCACGTGGACCACAACCCGACGGGCTGTTGTCTTGTTTGGCTGCTTGAGTGTTGCAGTCTTGCACCGCAGACACTGGCTGACCAGCTGTGCGGCGTTGTTCAACCTGCGGGGTAGCGCTTGTTGAAGCTTGCGGAGCGCCAGCCGCAGATGCTGGAGGGGTAGCTGTTTGTTGTGAGGCTACCGCTACGCCTTGCTTGAGAGTCTTTGCCATCGTCCGAGCAGCCCAGTTACGCAGTTCGGTTGAATTGGTCAGTGGAACCGTTGGGTTTGCACGACGAACGCCTGCAGCCCACTCAGCACCCGTCTTGTTCCTAAACAACCCGTCCATGATTATTGCAAGATCAACACTACCACGACCGCCGCGGTCAGCGTCAACCACTCGACGAGCTGCACCCGGACCTAAAAAGTGTGCAAGGTACAGGTCACCAACCTCATTTGAGTTAACTGCTGCTGTGTTGTCACGTAAGAACGCAGCTCCAGCATACGCATTATATGTATGGTTCATGCGAAGTGCAGGATTTGGGTCTGATAGTCCGATCACCTTTCCTTGGTTTACCATGGACTTCCACGTACTCTCGATGAATTGGAACAAGCCAACAGCAGAAGACGAAGGAGCGCGGAGATTCCGACCCATGCTGGATTCTTGCGCGGCAAACTGTGCCAGTGTTACTACATTCACACCGTACCGGTTTGCAGCATCCACGATAGCAGAACGAACCGACGGATCAGCACTGTCCCACCCACGCACATCCGACGGTGATTTAGCGCCAGAATTGACGGTCTGAGAGTCTTGGCGGTTAGTTGGTTGGGTTGATCCTGACGGAGGTGTCGTAGGAACAGCAACAGTTGGTTGATTGGACGAAACAGAGCCAGCCGTACCTGTAGCACCGCAGCCAACTGCATTGTTGAAGCACGAGTCAACTGAGGCAGGGGCGCTCACGCTCCTAGTGGCGTTGGTCTTCGAAGCCTCGAAAGCGCTACGCTTCGGAATTCCAAGCATCTGCAACTTTTGCGTAAACACACCATTGTCAAAAATGTGGTCCATCCCGTACACATAGTAATACCCGTCAAACCAAAAATCAACCGCATAATCAGTCGACCCGACCGAGTCATCACGTGCTCCAGCTGTGTTTGATCCCGTGAACAGGTCGACATCATTGTTATTGCGAGGCATCTTGATGCGAACTTTGGCAAACGCAGGGACATATGACCAATCCGCAAAGTTAGCTTCCGTTGGAGTATTTGTTTCAGTAGTATTTCGTGCTGCAGCACGCCGGATAGCAGCAGGAGAAGTCGTCTCATTTGCGGACCCAAGCAACAGATCATTGCCCACAATCGTCATGCTAGCTTCTGTGACTTCCAAGGACGCATGTTTTGACATCGTATACGCTGATTGAATGGCATTGCTTGCGTTCTGTTGGTTCGCAAACATAGGCGCCTTCATGTGCGATCCGAAGAACACTGGTGTCTGCACCAATTGACCTAACTTGGTGCCAACGTTCTGCAAATCCTGGTTAGCAGGCTGTGTCATCACATTTGCGGTGCGTTCACGTTGGCCCTTAAATGTGTTTGATAGCGTAGCGGTCTGCAGATAAGCCATGCCAAGGTTGACCTTCATGTCAAACTCCAGAACGTCGATGTTCCGGCCGGTGTACATGTAGTCAAACTCAATAATGTTGCGACGCAACATGTTGTACTTGGGGTCTGACTTTAGCTGGTCGTCATTTGTAGTGGCTAGAACTTCAAACTCCGGTTGGACAGCAATGGTCTTAGGAGTAATGAAGCGTTCAACACGGTAGTAGATGGTGTAGTCCATCAACCCGTCGTTGCCTGGCTGTGATTCAAGCGCCGAGTGGATCTTGTATTCGTATTTGATCTTATCCGACGCATCTCCTGTAGCGGCTTCTTCTTGAACTCGTGGACACATCTGCATGATTGTGCTAATTGCACCCTCAATGCTTGTCTGTGTTGGGAATGAGATTTGGGCTTTGTCGTTACAGCCCGCACCGTTCTTATAGATGTTTGTTTGGTTGGATACTGTGTACTTGATCTGACCCGTCTCATCTTTGTAATCTGGGCCTACTTCAATCTCATACTTCACCTTGCGGAGCGTCTTGGCTAGCTCTGCTCCACCCTCCATCTGAGACACAGTTTGATACACACAATCAAAGTACTTGTCGTATCCTTCATTGATGTTGTCCTGCAGTTTCTTGAGCGTCTGCTCAAGACTATCTCCAGCAGTTAAGTTCATCGAATTTACTGCTTTGCTGTACTGTGGCAACCGGGCGGCGCCGTGACCAGCTCCAACAAACATCATCTCATATTCGCCACCACGTTCTGTGAAGGATCCTGTCGCGTCATACGCAATGAAAGTCAGGCCCGGAACGTCCGAGATTACGGCTGCGGATTGATCCTCACCACCATTATCCAGGTGACCAACAAAGATCGTCTTCAATACGTATACAACTTGTGAACTGTCAACTCCGAGTGCAATACTGCACTTAACCACCTGATCGAGGAACGCAACCCCCTTTGGTTCAGCTACAGAAATTGAGCCTTCAACGGCAATTGACGTGCCGCGGTCGCGCGGCACGGCACCCGACGCTGTTAGTGTTGACCAAGTAGCGCGTTGGATTACATATGACGCGTCGGTTGATCCATTGATCAAGATCGCATAACGGCCACTCGTCTCCACCTTGGGGTCGATCAGTTTTGGGGCGTACATTCCCAAATCTTCAACACCAACATATGAAGTATTGGCTGGCGGTGGTGCTTTTGTGGCGTCCGTTGCATGCATCCAAGCATTGACGTCAGCTTTTGTTGATAAAAGGTCTGCAGTTTGGCTACAATCGCACATCGCTAGGACGTGGTAGTAGCTATATGAACGGAATTTCGCTAAGCGACTTGCGGGTGTTGACATTATCTGTCCCGATTATGTTATTTTGAGGACGAAAGGATTTCGCCGTATAGACGAGCGGTTGTGGGGAGATAGATTTCAGCCCCCTCTACAAATTCGTCCATGATATCAATGATTGTGTTATACTGCAGAATGAACCACTGCATTGACGCTTTACCGTACAAATCATACGCTAGTAGGTCCGGCCGGTGTTGGTACCTACGAGGGATTGTGTACTTGATGTCTGTAGGTGACTTCTTATAAATGCGGCGCTCCCACCACCGAATTCCACCATTGACAACTTCTGAGGTGCCACCTTTTTGATAGCGTCCGCCGTTTTGTTGGTCTGACCGTGTTGCCATATTAGAATCCTGTTAGGTTGCCCATCTTGTAACTCAAGAGGTCAAATTCTTCGTACTCGCGCGGAGAGTGTGTCTCAATCAGCGAGATTGTGACATCCATCTTACGTGGGAATGGTTGTGCTTTGTCCATGTTGATCAGTTGACCATCCGCGTCAACCTCTGCAACTGGAATATAATCAACATCTTCAGGGTAGGTGATTTCTAAGTTGGTCATCACCACAGGAACACGGGCAATGTTAATGATTGGCGTGCTCATAGAGCGTTGACCGTCTTGGTTAGCGGAATACGCATACAAGAACAGAACGTCAGGCGGAGCGCCCCGCAGCTGTACACCTTCGCTGGTGATACGTTCTTCCTGGGTCTGGCCGCTGGAATTACCGGATTGGCGACGTGAGTCGCGATTGGCTTGCTGGTTTGCATGCAGTGTGTCAGTCTTACCGAAGTACGGCAGCATCCAACTACGAAGCAGTTGAAGGTAGCGCATATTTGTTCGCGCATCGTCAACGTTGCGCGAGAGTAAGTGTGCACCAATTGAGAATGTCCGCGAGTTTGTTCGTTTGTACACCTGAATTGATCCAGGCATGTGAATAGGAGCAAGCGCTTCATATTCAGCAGACCGAGATTCTGTGAAGTTTGGCGTTGCCTCGAACACAACACCGGATTGTCGGATTGTGGTGATGTCGCCCGACTTCCACTTGGATACAGGAACTAGACGCACTTTGTAGTTGTTTATTGAATCATAAGCCATACGGATACCAACTCTCTTTAGGTTTTGTATTTATCCCGTTGCCCTTGCCAATTTTTTGGCGTACTATCAACTCAAAACCTCACCAAGAAGGTTAAAAACCACATGGCAACCAAAAACTACCCCACATCAATTACACAAAACGGTCGTACGATCTATCTCAACAATAAGGAACTGCTAGCTGAGTACAAGGCGTCGCAGGAGAAGGGCGAAATGTCCAACACATTCGCCAAGATGCTGCAATTGCTGTGTTCGCGGTATGCTATGAAGGGCAGTTACAGCGGCTATTCATACAATCAAGACATGCAAGCGTACGCTATGATGATGATTGTGCGAACCTGGAAGAGTTTCAATCCTGAAGTCAGTAGCAATCCATTCGCATTCTACACCCAGTGCATTAAGAACTCGTTCTCACAATATCTGAAGCACGAAAAGAAACATCGTGTGTTGCGCGACAAGATGATGATTGCACAGGGGCTAAATCCTTCGTTTGGTTTCAACGAAGATGGTAGTGATCGACACTACATTGAAGATGAGCAAGACTTCGACACTCTTTCGTCTGGCATTGAGCGCCAACAAAAGGTTCAATTCATTGATGCTCCAATCGAACGCGATGAGAATGGTCGCGAAATCATTGACCAAGAGGTTGCGGAAATGGCTGACGAATTGGCAGCCGTTGAGCTGGATGATGCTGATAGCAGCGAGGACAGCTTGGCATGACACAACTGAAGAAAGGTGCGTTTCTTACCGACATCCACTTCGGCAAGAAGTCCAACTCACCAATACACAATCAAGACTGTCTAAACCACCTGCGGTGGTTTTGTGAGCAAGTGCGGGCCGATCCAACGATCGATTACGTTGGGTTCTTGGGTGATTGGAATGAAAACCGTAGCGCCATCAACCTAGCAACTCTGACGTATTCGTATACTGGCGCAAAAATGCTAAACGACTTAGGTCTACCAGTTTACTTTGTTGTTGGGAATCACGACCTGTATCATCGACATACGCGAGAAATCTACTCCGTCCTACCATTCCAGGAGTTTTCGAATTTTCGTGTGATCGATACCCCAACGATTATTCCAGAAATAGGGGATGGGGCCTTTTTCAGTCCGTATCTATTTCACGAAGAGTACGACAAGCTGGACGAGTATCTGAGTCTACCGTTTTGGGCAGGACACTTCGAATTTCAAGGTTTCCGCGTTACCGGTTACAGCATGGTAATGCAACACGGACCTGACCACAAAAAGTTCGCGGGCCCAGAACACATTCTGTCAGGCCATTTCCATCAACGACAGCAGAAGGACAACATTGTATACATCGGCAACACATTTCCAATGGACTTTGGTGACGTTGGTGATTACAGTCGAGGTATGGCCGTATACGACCATACCATCCGCGATGTAACATTCCAAGATTGGCCGGACGCTCCCCTTTACCTCCGGTTCAAGGTGTCAAAGATCCTGGATGGAGGTATTATTATACGTCCTCAGTCACGGGTGAAATGTGTCTTAGATGAGGAATTGTCACTTGAAGAGACAAACAATCTACGGGAACTAATGATGAAGCAATTTGAATTGCGTGAATTCACATACGAAGAGCCCAAAGATGCTGTCGAAGCCATCAGCGGAACGGAAACGGACGTTGATGTTCCTGAAGCATCGGGTGATACAGACGGAACGACGATTGATGACTTGATTGTTCAGATGCTCTCAGACATCAAATCAGACCAAATTGATAACGCCCTACTAATACAACAATACCGGCGCCTCTAAATGATTGAGTTCATTTCCATCTCCCTACGCAATTTCCTGTCGTACGGGAACAACTTAACCACAGTACCCCTCAACATCAGCGGAACCACTCTGATTGTTGGGGAGAACCTAGACCACATCGACGGCGGTAGTAACGGCGTTGGTAAATCAACAGCCGTGCTCACCGCTTTGGTGTATGTCTTGTTTGATAAATCACCCCGCAAAGTCCCTGTTGACAGCCTCGTCAACAACGTCAACAAAAAGCAGATGGAAGTGATCTTGGAGTTTGCTGTCAATGGCAAGCATTACAAGATCCACCGGATGCGCAAGATGAAGGCTGGTGCAGAGGGTAACAAGGTATTCTTCTACGAAGACGGCAAGGACATCACTGTTGTACCTAATGGTGATACCAACAAGATTATTGCCCAAACAATCGGTATTCCTGCTGATATGTTTGAGCAGATCGTTGCATTCAAGGCCAGCACAGAAGGCTTTCTGGATTTGCCCAGCCCGAAGCAAAAAGAGTTCATTGAAGAGATTTTTGGTATTACTGTCATTTCCGACAAGGCTGACAAGCTGCGTACATTGATCAAGGATACCAAGAAGGAACTCGTGCACAAAAAGAGCACGATTGATCAACTAATTCGTGAACATGAGCGGCATTCTACTCTTATCGAAACAGCCAAGCGTCGCGTTTCGGATTGGGTGATTCAAAACGCCAAAACCGTTGCAGATTTGAAAACCAAGCTGGCGAAGATTGACAACATTGACTTCGACGCTGAGCGTGAACTTCACGCCAAAGTTGCTGAAGTACAATCTGCGATTCGTGAACTGCGATCAGAGCTCAAGCTTGAGGACCGCACAATTGCTGATCTGAATACCGCACTGCGTAAGATTGCTGAGGAGTTGATCCATCTGCGGGATAACAAGTGTCCGTACTGCATGCAGGGACACCCCGACGCCGCAACAAACATCACTCGTCTGTCAACCCAACAAATTGCACTGAACGAGGAGTTAGCAGAGGCCACAGAGGTGCGTCAGATGATCAGCCGTAAGATCACACAACTCGAGCGGGAGGCAGAAACGGTGTCTGCGAAGATTACTGTGCCTAATTTGACTGAGTTGTTGGCCATCCGCGATCAAGCATCTTCGTTCCGACAGCGTATCGCTGAAGGTGAAGTGGCGCAGAATCCGTATGAGGAACCTCTGCAAGAGCTGCTAGACGTCAAGCTTGATGAGGTTGATTATGAGCAGGCTAACGCTCTAGACAAGGAATTGAAACATCAAGACTTCTTGCTCAAGCTCCTGACGAAGAATGATAGTTTCGTTCGTAAGGCATTGCTGAATAAGAACCTGCCGTATCTGAATAAGCAGTTGAAGAACTACCTAGCGGATCTCGGATTGCCACATTCTATTGAGTTCACCCATGAGCTTGACGTTATGATCACCAAACTTGGTAGTGAGTTCGACGTCGGCCTGATGTCTACGGGGCAACGCGCTCGCATTCACTTTGCGCTATCTTTGGCGTTTCGTGATGTGCGGTCTCGTCTGTACGGTCGAACAAACCTTACTGTATTCGATGAAGTGCTAGATTATGGCCTGGATGCTGGCGGAGTTACTGCTTGCGCATACTTGATCAAGCATCTAGCTCGCACACATAAGACCTCTACTTTTGTGATCTCTCACCGTGCTGAAATTGACGGTATGTTCGACCGCAAAATGACGGTTCAACTCAGCAAGGGGTTCAGCGGAATTCTCCAGGAACCGCTACCAGCATAAGAATCACTGCCATTTTACCCTCTTAAATAGGTTTAGAGAGGGTAAAATGGCACTTGTACTGGGAATTGACCAATCGTATACTAGCTGTGGATACGTATTGTGGAACACTGAATCACAGCAGATGGAAGAATTCGGACGGTTTACAACCGAAAAAACGGACACTACATACGCCCGTGCGTTGTCAACCGCAAAGAAAATCTGTGAACTGATCAAGAAACATAATCCAACGATGCTTAAAGCAGAAGGATTGGCTTTCGGAATCAGAGGGGATGCAACTCGAGACTTGGCTGGATTGTTGTTTACGATCGTCAATCTTGTTGCTTACGAGCACCCCACTATCGTATTCAAGGAATACGCACCTACTTCGGTGAAAAAGAAGGCCACAGGAAGTGGCAAGGCTGATAAAAAGGCAATGATAGAAGCACTCTCAGACGACGTTCGACAGAAGTTTTTAGACGCAGGCTTTAAGAAGACTACCGGTCTCACGGATTTGACCGACGCGTATTGGATTGCGCGCATGCCGGACTGAAACAATACAGTATAACTAGAAACGTCAGGTGGTGATACCCTTCTCCCACCGGTGTAGGAACAGAGTGCGTGGAGCCGCACTAACGAGCCTGTGGTATAGAGCCCACCAAAGTTGACCACCTTGGGAGTTATGGCCACTTTTCATACAATTGTTCACTTCTGTGAACCGTGAGGTACTTCCAATCAGCTACGAAAACGCGGGGCAGGGATTGATAATTCCCTTTAACCGCGTTACTTCACCGCTAGAGATTGTTGAGTGAAGGGTACCGAACTCAACAATCTCTCCGGCTGCCAAGCCGGTCTCTCTATGATGCCTGCGTGGAGCTGGCTTAGTATTGCGGATACATCTTCTTCGATTCCACCTCGAGCCGATCCTCCACGAACTCACTTACCATACTTCGCTCAAATGACGACATGGACATCATGGTTTCGTATTGAACCGCTCCGCGCATGAAATACACCAGTTGAATGATCGATTTGATAATACGCCTCCGGTCATTGACCATTGAGGAGAACATTTGCTGCTTCTCCTCAATCGTTCCAGATCGGAGGGTCATGAAAAAAAACTTACTGGATTTGCAGATACCTGGACGTGGGCCTCCTCACCGCAATCAGGACACTTTTGGCGTGATGTGAAATCCACACCCCACTGACTGACCATTTGTGCCGCACCTTCAATCTTGCGCTTCCACCCAAGCGGGATGGACTTAACCCACTCACGGATTTGCTGCTTATCCGTCACGTCATCGACGCGTCGAATCACGTTGGACAGCGTGTCCAACACCAGCTGCTCCGCCTCATTAATGCTGAGCTCGTCCTCTTTCATTAGAGCAGTTGTTTGATACAACTCAATCACATTGTCGTACGTCAGTGGCTTCAGGGTAACAATCTGACCATTTGGTACCGTACACGTGTATTCTTGGTTAATTGACGTTGGGTCAACTACCTTGGTTTCACGGATCATTTGTTGAATGTCGACGCTAAATGTGTGGGTCTTTGCGTTAGCGCAATCGTGGGTATATGTGACTTCCATCGCATCGCCAAACGACACAGAGCGCAAACACACCATCAGAAAGTCCACATCACGCGTCAACAGCTTCTCAGGCTTGATCACTTGTGGAATGCACCGAGCGAAAATCTCCATGATTGCACGGCCAGACAGCAGCTTGTCTGGTGTCGCCAGCACAATTTCATCCACAGCGGTCATCGGATACACCTCAACTTCACCCTTCGTCACGCCTTCGGCAAGTTCTCCGTCCTCGTAGAATAGACCTTGGGATGGCAGACGGAATGTAGCACCGGGGATGCGGATTTTGGCTAGTAGTGGATTGGTGTTGGACATAGTTTCTCCTTATGTGTGTGGTATTTAATACAGGGATCAATAACGTAAATACCACAATCTCAAGGGTAAACATATGGCTGATCAAGCAACTCAACAACTCAACTCTATCATTCAGCAGTTTGCACAATCACTGCAAGGGTTAGTTAACGCCCAATCACGAACGCAAGCCGCAACGCTAGCTTCTATGAAAGCACATGCTGACATGCAAGATCATGTCAACCATGAGTTAGCTCTGTTCAATGATGCCTTGGCTAAGAACGAAACTCTGACGAAGCGTGAACAACACGCTCTAGATGAGCTGTTGAAGGCAAAAAAGCGTGAAATTGAGCTTAGCATTCAACACAACAATTATCGAGACAAACTCAACAAGCTAACCGCACAAGGTACTGCAAGCGAACGCGACCTGGAAGAGTTGCGTATCTTGATACGCAACTCTAGCAACAAACTTGCTGATGCTACGTTGCGCTCGACCAAAGCACAAAAGGATTTTACTGACGCTACTGCTGCGGCAAACACGTCATTGGTTAACCTCGCACGTAGCGGCACACTAACATCTGCTGCATTGGTTTGGTTTGGTAAGACTGTTGCAGCTAACGCACGTCAACAATTGGCTCAGGTGAAAGCATCTGACGGTGTCATTGAGGCATCTGGCAACATCGAGAAGGCTCTGCTGGACCAACAAACATTGGCCCTGAAGTACGGGGTATCAGCTGACGCTTTCATCAATGCTACCAAACAAGGCCGCCAAATGTTCAACGCTATGGGTGGCACTACCCAGGGCATGGCAACACTCGACTCTACGGTTAAACGCCTTGTAGTATCCACTGGGGGAGACTTTCAGAAGGCGTTGGAATTGGCAACCCAGGGTGCAAAATCCCTAGCTACCGCTGGTGTAAAGCCAACGCGAGCAGCCCTAGAGCGCTATACCGACGACGTCAATCGCCTGATTGCTCAAACAGGCATGTCGCGCGAATCAGCAATGTCATTGTACGACTCCATGTCGCAAGATGTTGACATGATTGACATTCTACGTTCCGCCCGCGGAAGTGAGCGAGAAGCAATCCTGCAGAGTCAGCGCGCAATGATCCAGAACGCCATCGCCGCAGGCATGAGTGCAGAACAAGCACAGCGGGCCGCCAAGATGCTAAACCAAATGGTTGCTGCAAAACCCATTGACCGCATTAAACAAGCTGCAAAAATGCGGGCGATGGCAGGAGCTATGGGAATCGCAGGTGGTGATGAGGCTGCCCAAGCAGTCATTGCTGGTAAGCGTGCTACACCCGAACAAAAAGAAGCTCTGATGCGATTCAACGAGAACGCAGCCAACAAGATGGATCAAATGGGTCAAGGCAGTCTGGGTGGTGAAATTTTTGCAACCACTCTGGCTGATAAACTGAATATGGATCAGTATTTCGGCAAAGACAGTCCCTTCTCTACCTCGATTGACACTCTGAAGGCCCCAATTGCTCAGATTGATGCCACAATGAAGGACGTATCAGAGGATCAGATTGCTCAAACCATAGCAAGCACTGCTGAGATGGTGAAACAACTTGACCTAATTGCATCAGGACAGCACTGGCTGGGCCCAATTGCAGCTGGCGTATCCTCCATCATTATGTTGATGGGTGGTGGCAAGTTCATCGGCAAAATCGGTGAAAAAATCGCTGGTAATGTTGCGGGCCGAGTTGCCGGTACTGTAGCTGGCGAAGCGGTCGGCGCAGGAGCTGCTGGTGCGGTAGGAGCTGCTGCAACTGGCGGCAAGCTGGCACAAGCTGGCAAGTTTGCCAGGGGAGTTGCGCTCCCCGCTGCTGCAATGATGGCAACAGGCGCTGGTGTTGACTGGGCGGCAGGCAAGATGGGCGTTGGCACAGCTAGGGTTGACACTGATCAGGATGACAAGAATTGGGACCGTGCAAGTCCGTGGGAAAAGATGCAATCTTCCATCCCTCGGGGCATTGAGAAACTGGGGAGCCTGTTCTTCCTCGATAATCTTGTCAACCAAGCAAAGTCTGAACGGATTGCTAGCGAAACAAAATACCTTGACGATAACACAAAACCTGGTGTGGTTGGTGCTCCAGTACAAGGGCCTGGCCCCAATAAGGTGGATGATCGTGTTGCGAAAACTGCTCAGACAGAGACAAGCAAAAATGTTGAAAAGGCAACACTAACAGCAGCTGATAAGCTATCAGCCCAAGTAGCCCAAATGGATGTATCCAATGATTTGTTGAAGAAGTTGGCAGATAACGCCGACCGACAGACCGACCTGCTTGAGAAACAACTAATCGCACTAACGCTAACAGATCGGGAAAAGCAGAATACTAGCACAAAAACAGCACTCCGTGGTGGCAACAAATTTGGGGCTCAATATAACTACGTTTAACGCCAGCGTTTTCAAGCTCATAAATACACGAACCTATAACTTCAGGATCCCAGATGGCAAAATTTGCTGACTTCTTCAAAGTAGTTGCCCCGAAACCGGGTGTGACGACCATGTCAGACAGCCAGAATATTGGCGACCAGGGTGCATACGCCAATTATACTTGGTATCAGCGCTTGGTACAAGGTTCGGCGTCTCGCTTGACACGTTACCGCGAATATGACCTAATGGACAACGATATTGAAATCGCTCGTTCGTTGGACACTATTGCGGAAGAGATGGTTGGAACAGACGAAGGTACCGACCTACCGTTTGAACTAATCATTAAGAGTGAAAAAGATGCAAACCTCGACAGTAGTGTTGTGATGACGCTCCGTGCCGCTCTGCGGTACTGGACTGATCTACACGACTGGCAAACTCGCCTATTCAAGGTTGCACGCGTAACAATCAAATACGGTGACTGTTTCTTCATCCGCCACCGCGACACATCAAAATGGGAATACGTTCACCCAAAGAGTGTTATCGCTGCAGTTGTTGATGAAAATGACGTGACCCGTGTTGTTGGTTGGCAGATTAAGCGCGACACAAAGGTCCCGCGCTCTCCGTACAACCAGCAATCTCCTCACGCAACCCAAGCTAGCAGCAACAATGAGATCATGGACGTTTTTGCAGCTGAAAACGTGGTCTGGTTCTCGTTAAATGACGACCTCGGTGAGCAAGCACCGTTCGGTGAGTCTGTTCTACGCGCAATTTACCGCGCTCAGAAGCAGAAGGAGTTGCTGGAAGACGCCATCATCATCTACCGCATTCAACGCGCACCTGAACGTCGTGTGTTTTACATTGACGTGGGCAAGATGCCGCCGCAACGCGTCAAAATGCACTTGGAGCAGATCAAGAACGAAATTCGTCAGCGCAAGATCCCAACTTACGGTGGTGGTGTTGAGCAAGTAGACTCCGTCTATAACCCTCAGCAAATGAGTGAAGACTTCTTCCTTGCGCAGCGCCCCGACGGTAAAGGTTCTCGCATTGAAACCCTTCCAGGTGGGCAAGGTCTTGGTGAACTGGCTGACTTGGAATACTTCCAATGGAAGGTATTCCGTGGTCTACGCATCCCCCTATCCTACATGAAAGAGGGGCAGGACGGCTCTGTGATCTCAGACGGTAAGACTGGTGTTGCATACATTCAAGAACTGCGATTCGCCCAATACATTGAGCGTTTGCAAGGTTACATCTCACACGTCATCGATAAGGAATTCAAACGCTACCTCAGGGCTGCTGGAATTCACATCGATACAGCAATCTTCAGCCTTCGCCTTAACAAGCCTGAGAACTACGGTAAGTACCGTAAGCAGCAGCTGGATAACGATCTACTGACAACCTACAACAGTGCTGCATCAATCGAACACTTGTCAAAGCGTTTTGCGATGTCTAACTACCTGCAGATGAGCGATGAACAGATTCTTCTGAACTTCCGTCTGCGGTGTGAAGAATTGGGCATCAACCCTGACAGTGGCGATCGTCTAGCAAATATGCGAGCAGTCTACGGACCCCCACCTGAAGAAGCCGGACTTGGCGCGGGTGGTGGAATGCTAGCCGGATCACTTGGTGGTGGTTTCGGCGGCCCGCCAGGAGACTTGATGGGTGGAGGGGACGCTATGGCTGTGGGTGGTGACATGAATTCACAAATGGGCAGCGCGCCAATTCCCCCCGAAAATGGCGGAGTTACGCCGCCGCCACAGTGAACCAGGGCAAGTTAAAAGCGACCCCCAATAAATAAATCAGAAGGTGTACTTATACACCGCACAACTTCCGTCACTAGGAGCAACACATGAACAAGCAAATGAAGCAACACCTCGAAGCCGTTGTTGACGCAATCGTTGAATCGGATTCAGCAGCAGCAAAGGAAGCCTTTCACCAATATCTGCGTCTAAAGACCCAGTCGATCCTGCTCGGCGAATCCGTTGAGTCGGAGGAAACCTGCGACGAAGAAGACTGCACCGATGATGAAAAAGACGAGGACGACAAGAAGTCCAAGAAGCCTAAAAAGTCTAAGAAGGCAGATGACGAGTCTGGCGACGAAGACGACAAGATGTAATTTGATAGGTGGCTGCTATGACAACACCTATTCTGCTCGTTGAAGAATTGGCGCCCGTAGAGGCGCGAATCATCAGCGAATCATCAACCGACGGCAAGTCTATGTGGTTGAACGGTATTTGCATGCAAAGTTCTATCAAGAACCGCAACGGTCGCAATTACCCAATCACCGAGATTTCCGAGGCAGTCCGAAATGCAGCACAGCGCATCAAGGAATGTAACGGCATTTTTGGTGAACTTGACCATCCCCAGACACTCACTATCAACAGTGATCGCATTTCGCATGTGATTACAGAGATGTGGATGAATGGTAACGACGCTTACGGTAAGGCTAAGCTGTTGAACACTCCAATGGGTTTGATTGCCCAAGAGCTGCTGAAGAGTGGTGTGAAGATTGGTGTGTCAAGCCGTGGCGCTGGCAACGTAAACGAGAGCGGTGATGTTCAAGGGTTCCAGTTCATCACATACGACATTGTTATCACCCCAAGTGCACCTCAGGCTTATCCTGGAATGATGTACGAATCCCTGCAATCAAAACAGGGGGCCAAGGTGATGACACTGGCTGAACAAGTTCGCCAAGACCCTGCTGCACAAAAGTACTTCAAGAAGGAAATCATGCAGTTTATCACAAACGATCTGTTCAAAAAACATTAAAACCGAAAAAGTCCGGTACCAGTTAAAACCGCGTGAATACGCGGTTTTTTCGTATGTGCGCATAGAAAAGTTCAACCCCACGGGGACCGCCGTATAAATAAAACACACGAATTTGCATAGTGCAAATTCCTAAGGAGACTCCAACATGGATGAACTGCTGAAGAAACTACTTGCTGCGGAAGTACTGACCGAGGAAACAAAGCAAGAGCTAGAAGCAGCTTTCTCGAATAAGCTAGATGAAGCTATTCAGAAGGCCCGCGACGAAGCTCAAGCGAACGTCACGGCTGAACTGAACGAGCAATGGATCACTGAGCGTGAAATCGTTATCGAAGCCTTGGATGCCAAGGTTACCGAAGCGATGAAGGAAGAACTGAGCGAACTACACGAAGACATCAACCGTTTCCGTGACCTAGAAGCTGAATTTGCTGAAAAGCTGGTTGAAGCTAAGGCCGACATGAAGGTTACTCTTCAAAAGGACATCGCACAACTGATTGAAAAGCTGGACCGCTTCTTGGAAGTCCGTCTGACCGCTGAACTCGATGAGCTTCGCGAAGACGTTGACACCGTTAAGAAGCAAGAGTTCGGTAAGAAGGTATTTGAAGCATTTGTGACTGAGTTCAAGAAGCACTACGCTGACGATGACTCAACACAGGCTAAACTGACTGAAGCTGAGCAGCGTCTGGAAGACACCCTGCACACTCTGGAAGAAGCTGAAAAGAAGCTGGGCAAGATGGAACGTTCCATCAAGCTGGAAAAAGTTCTCGCACCTCTCTCTGGCCGCACGAGGGAAGTGATGGAAGCTATCCTCAAGAATGTGGACACACCTCTTCTTGAAGAAGCGTACAAGACCTACGTAGGTCGTGTGCTGAAAGAAACGTCTGCTAAGGACGTAAAGACCTCAGAGAAGGAAGATGAAGTACTGGCTGAAGGTAAACAAGTGAAGACAGTAAGCGGCGTTGTGAAGTCTGGCGACAACGAAGAGCAAATGATTGAGGAATCGGTCCACAGTCAAGAGCCTAAGCAACAGCCAACAATTTCTGACGCTACCCGCGCTTGGGCTCGTCGTCTCGGCGGCGTCTAATCGCTAACCAAAGCTAAGTAACTCTTAAACAACTCACAAAGGAAAAGTCATGAATGAACTTTTTGAAAACTGGTCGGAAGTGAAGGAAACTCTCCTTGAAGGTCTCGATACTTCTAAGAAGCAAATCGTTGGCACACTTCTGGAAAACCAAAAGCAACACATCCTGGCTGAAACTGCAGCTCAAGGCTCTGTGGCAGCAAACGACATCGCAGGTTTCCGCAAGATCCTGATCCCGATGATTCGTCGTATCATCCCTGGCACCATCGCTACGGAACTGGTTGGCGTTCAGCCAATGCAAGGTCCCGTCGGTCTGGTGTACTCGATGCGTTACAAGTACGGTGAAGCCGTCGCCGTTCCTGCAGCAGGTGCTGACGGTAACCCATGGACCGCTAACGGTTCAGACGGTACCATCGCTGCTGACGCTGAAATGTTCGGTAACAACCCAGTTCTGCGTCAGTTCTATTCTGGTGCTGCTGGTACCGTTGTTGGTACGCCTCTGGCACAAACCGCTGGTGCATCCGGCATGACAAACCCTGAAGGTGAACCAGTTGAAATCGCTGGTGCAGCTTCACGTGGCGGCTGGCCTTCAAGCCTGCCTTCGCACAACACTTCTAAGTTCGGTCCTTACTCGAACGGTCTGGGTCAGCAAGTTTCTGGCTCGCTGTACGGTGGTTCGGGTTCGTTCATCGAAGGTTCTGGTGGCCGTAAGGTTAAGCTGGAAGTTGTGTCGCAAGCTGTTGAATCCACGACTCGTAAGCTGCAAGCCGGCTGGACGATCGAAGCTATGCAAGACCTGAAGTCGCAGCACGGCATGGATCTGGAAAGCGAACTGACGCAAGTCATCTCCGCTGAAATCGTTCAGGAAATCGACAGCGAAATTCTGTCGGACCTGACAGCTCTGGCTGGTACAGTTGCTGCATACGACTACTCGACCGTTGGTGTGACCGGCTATCAGCCTGCATACCTGGGTGACCGTTTCGCAAACCTCGGCGTTGTGATCAACGCAGTTGCTAACGAAATCGCTCGTAAGACCCGTCGTGGTGCTGGTAACTTCATTGTGGTTAGCCCAATGGTTGTTTCGATCCTGCAATCTGCTGCTAAGTCGGTGTTCGCACCTGCTGTTGCTGGCTCGTTCAAGGGTCCTAACAACTCAATGCTGGTCGGTACGCTGAACGGCACAATCAAAGTCTACAGCTACCTGTGGAACCAAGTGCAAGGCCTGGGAGCAGCAGCTGCTGACACCATCCTTGTTGGTTACAAGGGCGGCAATGGTGAAACCGACACTGGCTACTTCTACTGCCCATACATCCCTCTGATGTCAAGCGGTGTTGTGATCAACCCGGTCACCTTCCAACCAGTTGTCTCGATGATGACTCGCTACGGCAAGACAGCGTTCACCGCTTCTCAGTCGTCGCTTGGCAACAGCGCGGACTACTACGGCAAGATCAACGTAAGCAACTTCCAGTTCGCTTAATCACATCAAGCACTCAAAAAGCCCGCTTCGGCGGGCTTTTTTATTGCCGGTTACACACCCCACATAAATATCCCTCATCATTTACCTAAGTTTGTGAGTATATGGGCGTACTAACATTTAAGCAATACCTCGCTAGCAAGGAACAACTGCTGAAAGCTATCGAGAACACTCCTGTGGCAATCGTAGAATACAGTGTCAAGAAATACTGCTCCCTCACAATCGGTGAGACGGAAGAAGAGAAACAATTAGTTGGTCTCAAGCCCAAGAACAAGATAATTGTTGAATGGCAGTATGATAATGTTGACGATCCCACACCAAAATCAATCACATTTGACGGGGTTAAAGGGATTGACGAAGGTGAAGTGTGTTCTACGTTCTGGTCAGGCAGTAAGCTAACAAAATGGCTGGCAAGACACGCAGGACCTGGAGAAAATCATGGACACAAAACTTGCTGACGTTGTAAAACAACGTCGTGACGCACCAAAGCTCAAGCTAATCCCAGCAACAGCGCTGGCAATCAAGCGCGAAGCTGAAGAACAAGAAGCAATACAAGCAGGGCTGGCTCGTTTAGCAGAAGATGCCCACCAGCTATCGGAAGCTGCGACGCACGTTCTCGCAAACATTGCGACTACAGCCGAAAAAGGCGAACCAATTAAATTGATGCATTTGAACTCTGTAGCGTCTTTTCTTGCTGGAATCCACGCTCTGTCGTTCCAACTGCCCAACTCAAACGACCCAATCAAAAAATCCAACACTCTCAACGTGCTACTAAAAGCTAGTGTAGCACCAGACGGACTTGTCACGGACGCTGTGCGCATCATTGCTCAACACGGCTCTCGGTATCCAAACATTCAACAAATGTACGCGGATATGATCCAAAAGTACACCAAGTCAGTTGACATGCGATCTCCTCAAGGTGAACAACTCGCAAAACGAGCTCGAACACTACAACAAAAGGTGGATTCCGCGATGAGACAATCACGAATGTAACCCAAATACCCGAATATCAAAAGGAGGCTGTTGCCTCCTTTTCCTTTTGACGAATACAATTCGCTCATTCTATTTTTGAAGTGTGTGACGATTCATGCGGATGAGCGACTCACTAACTTCTAGCGACTTGGTTTTAGGAGACCACATGGCAGTACTTTCGTTGATGTTTACCGAACAAGAACTCGCTCCGATTCGGAGTGGCATCAGTACCTATATTCGACTACTGGGAATGTTCTATTCTCCTGACCCGCTTCAGCTAAGGTGGATCACCGATGAGGGTGATTTGAAGGCAGCTCTGCGTAGTGTAGCGGATGCCTTCAAATCAACATCAGAGATGGTTGGTAAGCAGAAATACCAAGACACTCCATACAATGCCCCGAAAGAAGTCCTGAAACTGATGGCCACATATCTGCTGTCAGGACTTGACGACCGTGACCAAGCTCTCCAGCGGCGTCGCAATCTTCCAATGTACCATCTGGTAATTGAGCCAGTGACTCAATTGTTTTACAAGTTTGATCACCGCATGATGATTGACATCGCCGACGCTATGGTGACGGAACTGTGCGAAATGGTGGATCAGTGTACTGATTATGGGACACTGGAACAAGCCCTGGAAGCACACCAGCGCGTGCGTGGTTTGATCGCTGCAAAAGACCAAGCCATCCTCAATGAACGATCGTCCAAGCGCAAGCGTCGCAAACCACACGAGCTGCTGCTCGCAATCTTGGCTGAAGAGCCTATCGACGAAAACGAATACACGTAATACGCTCAAGAAAGCCGGCATATGCCGGCTTTCTTTTTATTCTCAGCCCATAAATAACGCTCATAACGAGGAAATCTCAGTATGAGCACTTACGACATCCAACTATCCGCGCCAGGAATCTTGCGTTCAGAGGCGTTAAATGTTACAATCAAGTTTGACCGAACGGGTCCAAATACTGGACGTATTAGTTGGAACATTCCAGCCCCTGCTGCGGGCTGCGATGCTGAAACTCAAGCATATTGTGGTATTGTTCTCACGCTGAACACTACTCCTGCGTCCGCCTCAACGTCCCCAAAGAACGGCACGGTATACAGCTCCGACCCCACTGGAGACTCCAACCTGTTCGCAGGTGATAAAATCGGTGATGCTTATGTTGTTGGCGCATTCTATGGTGACCGCGTCACCACTATGCTGGACATTACTGGGTTGCTGCCAAATACAGCGTACTTTGTGGCTGGATACCCCGCTGACTGCCAACACCGGTACTTTGTGGAGGGCGTTCACGCTTATTCAACTGAGTTTGTTAACCGCGGCACGGACGGTACACGCGGTACTCAAATCGCATTCCTAAAGCCCACGACAATTCCCACGGGCGTGCAGCCTACAGATTCCACAGGACTACCGCTACTAACGTCACCTCTGCCTCCTGCACAGCCACAGCCAGCGATATACAATTTCACGATTCAGCTTGGAGTAGATCCCAAGCCACTTCGTCCTCTCTACGTTGGCGAATGTAATCTCGTTGCGCCAACGTATACCATTAATGTCGCAAGCGCAAATGCTCAAGATTACCAATCGCTGGTTGCAGAAATCAACAAACAGCTAGCGTTGATCGGTAATGCTCCACAAGGTCCTACATCGCCTGGCACAAATCATTATTACTGGAACTCCCAACAATCAAAACTGTTCCAGTGGAATGGCACATCGTACACTGAGATTGCGTGTTTGGTCGGCATATCCCAACCAAATATTGTTGCCGACGGCACGTATTGGTTTAATCCGACCACAAACGTGCTGCAAGTATGGCAAACGAACGCTTGGGTAATAGTTACGGTATACAACAATCCACTCGACCCTGCCGCACCTGCTGCGGACAAGTCGTATTGGTATGACGGTACGGTAGTTCATCTATGGAATGGTTACGCGTGGTGCTCAATTAGCACCACAGTCCAAGCTACAGACCCTTCGCTTGCTGTTGCTCCTGTTGGTGGGTCGTTTTGGTATAACACAGTACTGAACCGGTTGTACCGTTGGAATTCCGCGCTTGAGATGTGGAATGCAGCCGAATTCATGGAATCGGACGTCAACCCAACACAACTACAGCCAGGAGCATTCTGGTTTGATTCGTCCACGAATACCCTGAAGCAGTTAGGCATTCCTAATGCTGGATGGAATGTTGTTTCTGGGGTTTCCATTCGTGAGGTTGAGCCGTCTACGCCTGCACCGGGCAAGATTTGGTACAATCCGATCACGGAAAACCTCTACATCCGCGATGCAAGCAACACATCCTGGAATGAGAACGACGTTATTACGTTCCCAAATGATCCTACCGTGCGAGGTTCGTGCGATGCGTGGTGGAATACCGTAGCCGGCATCCTATTTGTGTGGGATCAACTACAAAATTCGTGGGTTGCTGTAACAAACTTTGTAGACCAACCAAACGATCCCGCATTGGCACCAACGTTCGCGGATGGTTCCGCTTGGATTGACACGGATACAGGCAAGCTGTACATTTACGGTAACAACTGCTTTGCGGAGCAGGCTGTAATCACCTCGCCGACTGATCCACGAACTGCGGTAACAGTTGGTTCCGTTTGGTACAACGGCAATGTGTGGCACGTACGTACGGTATCTGGATGGTCTCCAATTACGCCAGTCGCATTTACAACAGACCCAGCTTTGATGCCTATTGGCACATTCTGGTACAACACTCCATTCAACGCCCTTCAGCAATGGAACGGGGCGGCGTGGCAAGCCGTAGTATACAACGCTACCCCACAACCACCAGTCAAGGGCGCGATGTGGTATGACACCACTACGAATATTCTGAAGCAATGGAACGGAACAGCGTGGGTAGCTGCGACACCGCCAGCTACAGTTGAACTGGATTGCAACGGCAATCTTCTGTTCACCGACAACACGGTTGGCAGCACCTCCATGGTTCGCATTAAGGACGGCGACCTATTCAGCTCAATGACAACTCCACCAACGCTTGGAGACTTGTCTCCAGGTACGGACGGGGCATCCAGTACACCAACGTACATGGAAATGGGCATTGGTACTGACGGCTCAGTGGCAATGCGTGAGCAGATTGGCATGGATATTCGGTACGAATTAGGCTATCCAAATGTTGACGTTGAAATCACAAAGGAGCAGATGGATTACGCAATCTCACGAGCCCTTCGTGAGCTGCGCATGCGTTCCGGCGTTGCGTACAAGCGCGGATTTTTCTTCATGAGCATCAAGGCGAATGAGCAGAAGTTCTTCCTGACCAACAAAATATCAGACATGAACAAGATTGTTGATGTGCTGGGCGTGTACCGCTTAACGTCTTCATTCTTGTCGTCAGCACACGGCGCCGGCGTTTACGGCCAGATTGTGATGCAACATATGTACAACATGGGCACTTTTGACCTATTGAGCTACCACTTGATGGGCGAATACACCAAGTTGATGGAAATTCTATTTGCTGGACGCGTAACCTACACATGGAATGAGCAAACACGTGAATTGTTCCTGCACCACCGCTTCAGCATGGCTGAGCAGATGGTTGCAATTGAAGCAACGATTGAGCGGACGGAGCAAGACATTATGTCGGATCGTTACGCCAATCCGTGGATTCGTCGCTATGCGGCTGCTATGTGCCGTTTGATGCTTGCAGAAACGCGCGGCAAGTTCTCTACACTCCCTGGAGCGGGTGGCTCAATTACACTCAACGCAGGTGAATTGCGTCAAGCTGCTCAGCAAGAAATTGAAGCTTGTCTGCAGGAAATTGATGACTACATCGCCGATAAGCCGGATGAGTACGGCATGGGTGCACACTTCGTATTTGGATAATCTACAATGGCAACAAACCCAACCCTAAAATGCAAGACGCCTAACGTATGTCAGCCCTGGGACTTCTCTGCCCAGGGCCGTACTGATACGTATGCAAGTTTGTTGCAACAAGAATCGCTAAACATTGCTGGTGCAACGATTAATGTCCATAAATTACTCGGCATTCACGAACAACAGCGCTTGGTCGACTTGGCAGGAAACGGCAAGGCACTGTCGGGTGGGGATGCCCCCAACTACCCAGCAGCAAACGCATTCACCACCACTGCAAATGAATGGCGGTCACGTCAAACTGGCACACAGGCAATCAGCGCATCAGCATACATTGGATACGACTTCGGTGAGGTGAAGATTGCTAACGGTCGTCGTCGATATGGTGTTGACGCCAATGTTCGTGTGCATATCGCATCTATGAAGATCAAACAGAGTGCAAACCCTCTACTCCGCGTTGCCAAAGTCCGCATAGAGCGATCTGACGACAACGTCCAATGGTACGGCGTTGCCGTGGTTGACCTGCCGAATGATGATGTGTTAAACACAGTTACATTCAAAAGCTCCGCGCCCAATCGGTACTGGAGGCTTCGTCCGATTGGATTCGTTGGAGGTCAATGTGATGCGTGGGGCGTTCAAGCCCTGGAGCTCATGGAATATGAGGCCACAAAGTTTGACAACATCCAAGACAAAATCCTGATGGAGAATCGGGATCGTGACTATTCACAGCCCGCAATTGCCTGCCGTGGGTTTTACGACATTGTCGCTCCGATGATGGATCTTGGTCAGTTTGGTGCAGCGTGGCAAGACACATACACAATCAAACTGAACTTTGGACATTGTATCGAGAAGCTAGGTCGACCTGTTATCATTGGTGACATCATTGAGCTGCCGAGCGAAGCGCAATATACTCCAGACTTGCGTGAAGTAAAACGCTTCCTTGAAGTGACGGACGTGACGTGGGATTCTTCGTCATATACCCCGGGGTGGACACCAACTATTCTAGCAATTACAGCAAAACAAGCTCTCGCATCGCAAGAAACACAGGACATCTTCGGTGATCTGCGCACCATGGTAGACAATTCCGACCTGTTTGCCACTTCCAACAAGAAGGGTGCGGAGTATCAAGACTTCTCCGTCATCACGCACAATATTGCAGCTGATGCAAAGACGGCAGTGCCTGAATACGGCAGCGAGGGATCGAACACCATACGTGAGTTCACTGATGAGGAATTAAATACCGCTAAGGCGTCAGGATTCCCTCACATCCGCAAGATGAACTTTAACAAGACGGGACTGTTTGTCGAGGACGGCATTCCTCAAAACGGCGCTCCGTTCACGGAAGGACCTGTGCTGCCTGATGTGGCTAACGCAAACGATGGTGATCACCACCGGTTGACGTACGAAGGTACTGCCAAGGACGTACCAACCCGCCTGTACCGTTATTCAGCGACTAAGAATCGTTGGATCTATCTGGAGACAGACCGCCGCGAACAGTACAACACAATGAAGAACAATCTGGAAGAGTACACAACTAATCCAGCTAAGATACCAGCAAGGAATATTCGATAATGGCATACCAAGCAGACGGCTACTACTATGATGCGCAGCTACGCAGCTACATCCTTCAATTCATGGCAATCTTCACCGGCTTGCAGGTGCAGATTGGTAAGTGGGGTACTGTGGATGAGCGGTTGATTGAAGTACCAATTCACTACGGAGCCCAGGACCGTGTAGTTGCAGCAATCATGACTGACAATACAGCAAACAAGCCGTTACGGCTCCCTGTCATGAGTGCGTACCTACGTGGGATCAATATGGATCCAGCACGAATGGTTGGCATTGGGGTAGAACGCCGGCAAGCATACGTTCCAGTTGGTGGATTGGCACCAGATGACATCAGGGTAGTGTATCAGCGCAAACCAATGCCGTACACGATTGATGTTGACCTGTCAATCTACTCAAGCAATTCTGAGCAACACTTTCAAATCCTGGAACAAATCTTACCAATCTTCGATCCACAGCTGGTAATTCAAACATCTGACGGTGTGTTTGATATGACTCGGCTAACTCATGTACTGCTAAAAGGCATCAACAATGATACTCCGTATCCTGTGGGACAAGACCGTCGAATCATCCAGAGTACGTTGAATTTTGAAATTCCAATTTGGATTGACACTCCTGCTGATGTCCGTCGTAACTTCGTTGAGAAGGTGTTTCTACGTATTGGTGCTGTTGGTACCAGTGCATCAACAAACTACGAAATGTTGGATGAACTTGATGCTCAAGGTATCCCGTACGAAAAGATCGCAGACATCGGCGACCTTCCGCCCATGTAAATTTGGAAAATTGAGGGACACCACGATAAATAATGCCATAATTTGATTTCCCTAGGAGTCACACATGGCAAACCTCGTAAGTGCTGGCGTAAGCGTAACCGTTACAGATGAATCGTTTTTCATCCCTGCGGCTGCGGCCACAGTACCTCTAATCTTCATCGCTACAGCAGATGAGAAGAAGCGTGCAGACGGCGTCACCGACGCTGCCGGCACATTTGAAAGCAACGTCATTCGTACGGTCACGTCGTTGAAGCAAAGCACAGAACTGTACGGCGTTCCGAAGTTCCGTAAAGACTCCACAGGCAGTCAGTTCCACGGCGATGCTCGTAACGAATACGGTCTATTCGCATTGAACCAGTTCCTTGGTGTTGGTAGCTACGCATACGTAGTCCGCGCCAACGTGAACCTAGACGATGACCTAGCAAGTATCCGCACGATGTGGGATACGAAGATGCAGGAATCCAGCTACGTTCTGGAAAACCTAATCAACTCGTATTTGAACGAATACAACCTATCTAACGGCTTCGTCGTCAGTAGCGTTGGTCTCGTCAACACTGTCACGGTTACGGCTGGTACGGGTTACACACCTGGCACATACACCAACGTCGTGTTGTCTGGTGGTACAGGTACTGGCGCAACGGCAACGATTGTTGTTGGCGCAGGCGGAACTGTTACAAGCGCTTCGATCACACCTACGATGCGTGGCACCGGCTATCAAGTTGGCAACATCCTGACCGCTGCAGCTCTGACTGGCGGTACGGGCTTCCAACTAACTGTTGCAACTATCACAGGATACAAGTCAACCGTTGCTAAAGCCACAGTTGAATCACTGGCAGCAACCGCTACTACGGCTGTTTGGCAGAAGTTCTCGTTCCGCAACTCACAAGCTAGCTTCACTGACGATGTGACAGCTGTCCCTCAACCAATGTATCCTAACGGCTACACTCAACCAGCTGTTGGCGCTTTCAAAGGCTTTAAGGGTGACACTGCAGCATTCGTGAACGGTGGACAAGGTAGTGTTGTAGCTACGGAGTTTACTGCCCAAGAAGCAGCAAACCTGCTACTTGGATCGGGAGACCAGTTTAAGTACACGATTACCTTCCGTGACCAAACAAGTCTTGGTGCTAACGATGCGGCGCGTCGTGTTGCAATTGTCAATGCTCTTCAAGCAGCAGTCAACAGCAATACTGACATCCGTTCTGAATCGTATGAGTACAACTTGATCCTGTGCCCAGGCTACCACGAAGTTGCTGACGAAATGCTGGCCCTGCGCACGGACATCCAAGACGAAGCATTTGTGATTGCTGATACACCAATGAACCTGTCGCCTGAAGATGTGGTCACGTGGGCAGCTACTACCGCACGTCGTACTGGCGTTGGCATCGCTTACTACTACCCACACGGCTTTGCGTCCAACCTCGACGGCACCAACGTATTCGTTGCAGCTTCGGGCATTGCTCTGCGCACATTGACATACAGCGACGATGTGTCGGAACTGTGGTTTGCGCCAGCAGGTACTCGCCGTGGCTTGGTATCTGGTCTGTCAGACGTTGGCTACGTCACCGGTACATTGGGTGCTGCTACAACATTTGTACCAGTTGCTCTGAACCAAGGTCAGCGTGACAACATGTACAAATACTTCACAAACATTAACCCGATCGTGTTCTTCCCAGGTCGTGGCATCATTGTGTGGGGTCAAAAGACCTCGGCGCCTGCTGCTTCGGCTCGTGACCGCATCAACGTTGAACGTCTGCTTGGCTACGTTCGTCGTCAACTGCGCAAGAACACCATGCCGTTTGTGTTTGAACCAAACGATCAACTGACTCGCGACAACCTGAAGGCTGCCGTAGACGGATTCCTTGGTGACCTGATCACCAAGCGCGGCCTCTACGACTTTGCGACGATTTGTGATGAATCAAACAACACTGCTGACCGCATCGACCGCAACGAGATGTACATCGACATTGCACTGAAGCCAGTACGCGCAGCTGAATTCATCTACATCCCAATCCGCGTTGTTGCAACAGGCACGGAAATCTAAATAGAGAGACAAAAGGAGAACAACCGTGAGTACAATTAATGATTTTGGTATCCCTGGCGTCGGCTCTGGTATTGCGCATCCTAAGCACAAGAACCGCTGGCGTGTAACATTTGCAGGCATGGGAGGCGGCGAAAACAGCATCCCTGTGTCAATGCAAGCCATCACTGTTACCCGCCCGAAGCTGTCTAAGAGCGAAATTGAATTGCATCGCTACAACTCAACCGCATGGGTTGCTGGTAAGCATACGTGGGATCCAATGTCCCTAACGATTCAAGATGACATTACGTCAGCAGCATCGCGCGTCATTCAAGCTCAACTGCAAAAGCAGCAGTGGTTGATTGGTGCAGAAGGCCAATGGTTGGGCGCAGCTGGCGAAGGTTCGCTGTACAAGTTCGTTACCTACATCGACATGCTCGACGGCCGTGATCAGGTTGTTGAAAAGTGGACGATGGAAGGTTGCTGGCTGAAGGAAGTTGACTGGACGGATCTGGACTACGCTTCCACATCTGATGCTGTGAACATCAACCTAACGATTCGTTTCGACCACGCTCGTCAGAGTCTTGGAGGTTACGATCAAGGTCTGGGCATTGCCACAGGCGGCGCAGGTAAGATTTAATCATTACGGTGATTGAAAAAAGGGTGCTTCGGCACCCTTTTTTGTTGACTTGTTGAATGAGCGGGGTTACGCTAACCGGATGACTAATGCAGCAATAACAATAACAACAGCGGCCCACAAAATGGCCGTTGGTGATGGCGTCGTTGAATCGGCAACAATAACCAATCCCATAAACAGTCAGCATACCGTTGGGTTGGTGTGGGCTCCAGTGACTATCAATATCCCTCTAACTGCTGATAATCAGCACTTGGCGTCACTGATCAACGAACAACTGGACGCACAGCTCAGGTCTGGACTCTCAGCAAAATGCAGTCTTGAGCTTCTGGGCCTGGATACGGATTACTCAGGTACTCTCGAAGGGTGCTGGATTCAGTCCGCTAACTGGTTGCACGAAGAGCTGCTGACAGTTGAAATTCGAGCTGATCACTGGAGGCAGAGGAAGTTTACGCACCCATAAATACTCCAAATCTGGAGATTTTCATGGGTGATCCACGTACTTTTACCGTTAAACAATGTGAGCCATCTTATGCTGACCGTAGTGGCGCAAGCATTGGCAGTGCGACGAGTGCTCGCCGCGACTTTTTCAATGCTATAGGCAAAGTCGGTGACCTAGCCGTATTGAATAGTGTGGGCGCCGGCAAAGTCGGTGCAGGACTACGCACTCTTGCCAGCATCTCAAACACCATTCGTGTGGGGAACGGAGCACTCCCGTCTTCGATTGGATCATCCATTGACAACGGTGCAAACTGGGTGCTTGAAACAACGGGCATTGCCCCCTCCGTAGTCGACACCCTACGCGGCTTCCATCCCGAAATTGCAAACCAGGCATACGGACAGGCAAAGGTAGTGTTTGACTCCGTTAAACGTGGCAAATTCAAAGCTCGTGACATCCCCAATGTACTACAAGACTTCCAGAACTTGGAACGTCTCGGCCGCAGCATCTTTACGCCTGGTGGGGACGACGTGCAATCATCGCTAGGAGAACACTGCCAGTATTCCCCATACGCCGTTGACCTGATTGCTCGAGCACCAAAATACAAATTCTTGTTTGTAATTGAATTCGTGGTAAACGGAGCGTACGCTGAGCTGAATACGGCCACCGGGCCATTGAACATGGCCTTTGCTGTAAAGAAGTCTACGCGGCCAAATCCTAAGTTCATATACGAAGACGCAAACTATTACGGCCATCGTACCAAAATTCTTACTAAAACAGAGTACGAAGACATGACCATGTCGTTCCACGACGACAATATGAACTACGCCACCACGTTCTATCACTCCTACTTGCGTGCCATGATTCCGTCATCTGGCATGAACCCAAGCAACGGCGGGACAACACCAAGCATCCTAGAGCAGGATAGCATGTCGTACAGTGACACTAGTGTGCTCGCAGCAGATCAAATTTTGCAGCACATTCCCGCAAACGTGTACTCTGCATCTACCGGTCCTCTAAACAAAGATGTAAAAAGTATCTTCTCTGAGATCCGCATGTACCACATCTTCGACAACGGCAACCGGATGAATGTATGGCACTTCTCCAACCCACGTATCACTACGCTCGCCCTCGATGATGTTGATATGTCAGCAGGAAGCGAAGGGAACGAACTGTCCCTGACATTTGGATATGACAGTTTGTACCTCGAGCCTGATGTTGATATGTCAACGGCTTCGTTTGCCGATCTTCAACGTGGTGCGTACTATCCGCTACGGTATGTCGGAGCACCAAACAAGTCATCTACACTCGCATCGGTTGTTAGCAACCCGCTGTCAAGCTTGAGCACGTCTGCACAGAACCTGATGAATACGGCAACAGCTCAAGCTCAAACGCTGTACAGTTCGGCTGTAACCGCAGCAAGCGATCTATCATCCAAATTCAGTAATCCAATGAGTGGATTTGACATTCTTGGATAAACCATGGCTAAAGCGTTCATGCAGGGGTACTACGTACCCAAAAACCCTGATAAATACGTTGGTGATTTGTCGAAGATCCGTTATATGTCTTCTTATGAATATGAGACACATTCATTCTTTGACAACAATCAACGCGTATTAAAATGGTCAAGTGAGCCATTCTCAATCCCGTACCTAAAGCCAACCGATGGGCGGTTGCACAAATACTATCCGGATTATTGGGTGCAGTATGTGACCAGCGACGGAGAGATCAAGGAAGAATTGATCGAAGTGAAGCCTAGATCGCAAACATCGTCGCCTCGAGGTAACTCAAAGTACCGAGCGTATGAGCAGTTAACATTTGCTGTCAACCAAGCCAAGTGGGCAGCAGCTCGTCAGCTATGTGATCAAAAAGGCTGGGGATTCAGAATCATTACAGAGAAGTCGATTTTCAAATGACAAACACCGTTACAAAAGAGAAACTGATCGAGCATCCGCTCGAACAGGTATTCGATATTGAGCCAGGCACAACAATAACTGAGTTTGTTGAAGCTGTGCCGTCCATGGTTGTAACGCCTCTAACTTACGACGACAAAGATACCGAAGTTGACACACAATATCAAGAGATTTACGACGTTGCAATGTCGCAGGTATCCGCGATCAGTGATGAAATGGCTCGAGTCGAAGGCCGCCACAAAGCTCGGATCGGTGAGGTAACAGCTACAATGCTAAACGTAGCACTGAGCGCTGCCCGTGAGAAGGCGCAATTGAAAATGCATAAAGACAAACTGTCATCCCGTGCTCCTGATGCTACTGGAATGCCTCAAGGATCCGGTAAAGCTGACGTGATTATTGCGGACAGAAACGAGATCCTCCGCGCATTATTCAACAAAAAGTAAGGTAACTCCGCATTTTTGTTTGATATATAGTGGGCATGGCAGCCCCAAAAAACCCTTATCTAAAGCGTGCTAACGAACAGCACGAATACACCACCGATCAGATTCTTGAGCTGCAGCGTTGCGCTGCAGACGCTGAATACTTCATCGACACCTATTGTCAAATTCAACACGCTGTTGAAGGTTCTATTCGATTCGCGCTGCGTCCGTATCAGCGCCGAATTATTAGCACATTTGCAAACAACCGATTGTCCATCGCACTAGCACCTCGCCAGATTGGTAAATCTTGGATCGCAGGTGCTTTTCTTTTATGGTTTGCAATGTTCCACTTTGAAAAGACTGTCGTAATTGCATCTAACAAGAACGACAACGCTATGGAAATGATTCACCGTGTTCGGTTTATCTACGAACGCGTTCCGCATTGGTTGAAGCCAGGACTGTCAGCTGACGGATGGAACAAGCACAGCTGTGGTTTCGACAACGGTAGCCGTATCATATCCCAAGCAACGTCTGAAAATACCGGTCGCGGTCTATCTATTTCACTACTGTTCCTTGACGAATTTGCATTCGTGCGTGACAGTATTGCTGAAGAATTTTGGACATCTGTATCACCTACCCTAGCAACCGGTGGTTCGTGTATTATCTGTTCAACGCCTAACGGCGACATCAACCGCTTCGCTCAGTTGTGGCGAGGTGCAAATATTCCGTCGCCTGACGATAAGACGGTTGGTATTAACGGCTTCGCACCAATCGAGGTCAAGTGGGATGAACCACCCGGCCGTGACAAGAAATTCAAAGACGAAGAAACAGCCAAGATTGGCGAAACGCGGTGGAAACAGGAATATGAGTGTGAATTTATTTCTAGCGATCCCCTGCTGATCGACTCTGTCACACTAAAGAACCTTGCGGCTGTCACCGAAAAAATCAAACCAATTGGTATTGCTGGCGAGATTGTGTTCTACAAGGAGCCGATGCAGCACAACACCTATCTCATTGGCATGGACGCTGCAACAGGATCCGGAGAAGATTACACAGCAATTGTGGCGTATGAATTCCCGTCAATGGATCAAGTCGCTGAGTTTCGTACAAACACGATGTCGTCCGTTGCAGGGTATCACATGCTTAAAAAGATGCTGCGTATCTTTGAGCGGGCAGGATCAACCGTATATTTCTCCGTAGAGAACAACGGTGTCGGTGAAGCTATTATTGCCCTCTATGAAGCTGATGAAGATCCTCCGATTACAGCGGAATTTGTGTCAGAAACCGGCCAAAAACGTCGTGGAATGACAACGTCGGGTAAGACCAAGATTCAAGGCTGCCTTGCCTTGAAGGAAATGATTGAACGCAATAGCATGCACGTGAAATCGCTCGTTACTGTGCGCGAGCTGCAGAACTTCATCCGTGCTCGTGGATCATATGCTGCAAAGATCGGGGCAACCGACGACTTGGTGATGGCTACTGTGCTGGTTGTTCGACTACTGAGCGAAATCTCAACGTTTGACCAGGACGCATATGATAAGCTGTACTCACACGCTTATCTCAGCGACTCTGGATCGTCAAGCAACTGGTTAACATCGGATCGCCGCAGTGATGACGATGATGACGGAATGGCGGATATGGTATTGGGTTGACTGTTAAGGGGAAAGTCGTTATAGTCACCGAAACTTTCGGAGAACGTAATGACTGACACCTACCGCACCCAATTCGTGAAGCTGTTTGCTGATCTGCAAACCACCCCCATGTTCCAGCGCATGGAACGCACCGTGGAAGGCAGCCCCTGGCACCGCGAAGCGAATGTGTTGGTTCACACCCAAATGGTTGTGCAAGAATATCTCGACCGTACTGATGCTGAATGCGAATTTTTTGCTGAGCCGTGGGGTTGGTACGACTACCTTGGTGCGCTTGTGTGTGCTTTCCACGACGTCGGTAAGCCTGCGGCTGAAAAGACTGTGTGGAGTCAGGAGCGTGGGGAATACCGGAGGTACGGTGGTCACGAACTGATCTCTGCTCGCATGTTCGAAGACTACGCCACGTCGAACAAGCTGCTGTCGGCTAAGGACATCCGCGCCGTCAGCTGGATGATCGAACACCACATGCCCTGGTCTATCACCGACGAAACGAAGCTGGACTTCTTGGCTGCTACCGTCAATTCGATGGGGGAGAACATGCCCCAGGTTTGGTTCCGTGCTCTGCTGTCGGATCAGTACGGCCGTATCAGTGACGACAGCAACACCAAGCGTCGCAACTCTGATGAGTGGGTTGAGCAGATGCGTGCCCGAGCGAAGAACGCGGTTGTTGCGTGCGACCGTACCGAACACGTTCCCTCCCTGTGGATGCCGATCGCTCCGTCTGGCGCTGGCAAGAGCACGTTCCTGCGGCAGGCGCAGGCGAACGCTGCCAACGACGGTGAGCAGATCGATGTGTTTTCCCTGGATCTGCTGCGCCATGAGTTCTACGATGCTGACGACTACGCTAAGGCGTATGAGGGCTCTGTGAAGGACAAGTCGTTTGAGTTGCGAGCGAATGCTCGTTTTCACCAGATGGCTAAGGAGGCGTGGGCTGCTGGCCGCCACCTGTATGTTGACAACACGAACCTGTCGGCCAAGCGTCGTGGTTGGTATTTGCGAGTCGCCAAGAAGCATGGTTTCCACACTGTTGCTGTGCTGATGCCGGTGTCGTTGGACACGGTGTTGGCTCGCCAGCAGACTCGTGGTGATAAGAGCGTGCCTGAATCCGCTGTTCGTCAGCAGTACATGTCGCTTCAGCAGCCCTTGGTTGGTGAGTTCGACAACGTCTTGACGAGCGATCACAATCTCACTTCGTGAGATTCAGTAAATAGGTAGGTGGAGACACCTACCTATGACTGAACAATTGTGGACAATTCGGGGCGAACGGATCGTGAATCAGCTGAACGAAGTTTCAACTGTGTCCGATCTGGAAGATAACATTGAGCGTGAATTCCCCACGACCAAAAAACGGCAACACGCCACAGGCGAGGTAACGGTTCAGGCCATCGAGTACATCCCGTATCTCGGCATGAAGATGTTGCACATTCGGTCAAACACAGTCAGCAACGGTAATCCATATAAGCAAGCAATTCAGTTGACCAAGGTTCCATTTAGCTCTCAGAGTGGTTCCGGCGTCATTACGTTGCAAGCTGCGGATGGAACAGAGTTCCACGCTGCTCCAATCAATCTTGCGATGCACAACGCAAAAGTTCGGTGCAACTGCATGGACTTCCACTACCGGTTCGCAAACTACAATGCGCAAGACAAGTCTTTGGTTGGAAAGCCGCCGCCCCCGTACGTGAAAAAGACCAATCGCCCGCCAGTTAACCCCAACCAAGTGCCGGGTTTGTGCAAGCACCTACTCAAAGTGGTTCAACAAGTGCAAGCAACTGGGCTAATTCTGCCCAGTTAATTAGATCCCAAGATTTCCTTGACACGCGCCTCTTTGGCGCGTTTTGCCGCTTTATCCGCTGGTGATTCAATGCCAGCAACAACAGCCTTGCCATCTTGGCTGCGCTTGAAGAGTTGACCGCGTGTCGCTGGTCGCTCAATAGACTTACCGATTGTGGATCGGACGATGTTCTGCGCAATTGTAGATGGGTTGAATGCTTCCTCTACGGCAGGTGGCACAATCTCAATTGGTTGTTCCATAACAATCTCTTCAACTGGCGCTGGGGTTTCAATGACCGGGTCAACGATTTCAGGAAGCGTTACAGCTTCCTCAACAGCTTCCTTAACCTTGGCTGGTTTCTTCGGTTCGGCAGGCTTATCATCGTCTTGCTTCACCGTAAACGACGTCGTTACCTTTGGTTTAGATACGGATGGTTGGAACTTGACGGAAGGATCAGTAACCAACATTACAGTTCCAGCTGCTGGTTCAAAATAATACCCGTCAACGATCACTTCAACGCGGAAAGGCACGTTGCTTTCTTGCACTTGTGTGAGAGCTGGGAGCTTAGCTACCCACTTGTACTCTTCCCCGTCAATGCGTGAGCATTTGAAGGAATAGTCACACTGCTGCGCTTCGCTGGTAATGACAAAGCGAACGGTTGGAGGAGCAGTGTCATCCACGCCCTGAATCATAACATCGAATTCAAGGTCACTCTTCTTGGCTGGATTGATTTTAATAGTGGATGCGTCGCTCATGGGTTTGTCCTTTGGACTATTATTTATCGCGGGAGAAGATTGCTACCACCCGTTTTGATGCATGCTTGATCTGGTCAACGCCAACAGCAATGCGGGCGGTGGTGGCATTGACGAAGTTGATCACACGCACAAACTTGTCAGCTTGTCGATCAGACACCTTATAGGCCTTGCGCCACACCTTATCATTTGACATTTTGACGGTGATTTGTACCAGCTTAGGCGCCTTCGGTTTCGGCTTCCATGGCACATAAATGCCTGGTTGTGTAACAACCATACCTCCACCACCACCACCTCCCCCTGGAACTACCGGTGGTTCCAACACCTCAATCTTGCATCGAAATAGATGGAACCCCACTGTAAGCATGCCACAACACGCAGGCATGCCTAGTCCATTGGTAATCAATCCGCTATAGGTGTGTTTGAAGAGGGCCATTAGCAAGTCGTCGGAACACGTTCGCAAACCTCTTGGACGCTAGGCATTCCACTGAAGTCTCGTAGGTTGAACGTTGTAAGAGGTGTAACACAGTCGTCATCGTAGATGATCAGCTGAGCATTGTTGACATCAATTTTGGTGCGGTTACGTTGGTATTTCAACATAGTCTCTAACAGGGTGGTCATCGCAGCATCATTCAAACGAACCTCAGCAACGTCTGCTTGAACCTGTGACAAAGCCAATCCTGAAGATCCGGTTGTTTGGTGATCGGTCAAAGTTTGATCCCACACTGAAGACGCAATCTCTTCAACGTAACTTTCATTACCGCCAATTTGGTATCGATCACAGTCAGCCAATGTGTTCCCACCATCAAACGTGAATACGTAACTCTTTGCTGGACTATACGTGGTAAAGTCATACCGATACCACCCCAATCCAATCTCAACCGCAGGTTCACCAACAACCACATGAGTGTTGCTTGCGGGATTGGTTGGGTTTAGCTCAAAGATATCAATCGTTGGCGTTAGTCCGATTTGGGGAACGCCAGCAGACGTAAAGTGAACGGTTAGTAATTTGCGGGCCATGTGACTTCCTTTAGTGATATTTATGACCGCCGATTGCCCCACAAGCGTCTCATAAATACGGTCTAACTGGTTGGATTTATGAGTGTAATCGTAGCTAAATCAAATTCACGGTGTGCAACAGGCTCCTCTACCGTGTGTGACTTTTATCCTGTTGTGTCCGTTCAAAAAACTATGGCGGCCAGCAGCAGTGCCTCTATAGATTCAATCGCGGTAGCCATCGCACGAACAGCAAAGTGGATCGTAACTGTGACAAATGCTGACCGTAGCCGCATGCGCACGTTTGAGGTACATGCTACCCACCGTGCTGGCACAAACCCCACATTTGTTACATACGGATTTGAAGGTAGTGTGTTCGCAATTACCCCGACTGTAACACTCGTTGGTAGCAATCTCGTGTTGTCAATCACCAACAGCGAACTAGTTGGGCTGGTGGTATACGCTACGCGCAAGATTGTCCCGGTTGATGATCAGCCTCAAGCAGCAACATCTTATCTCCCAATCTCCCAAAACACCGTAGTGATCCGAGCTCTACAACAGGGCTTAATCGATTTCATTCCGGACACAGACCTAGGTATGATGGCTGTCAAGCTGGCAATTACATTAACATCAGATACCACCAGCGTATCATCGCAAGTGTTGGTTCAGCTGAGTTCAACCCCGAGAGGGGTTGAATACGCAGTTGTTGGATCACGTTCGCTGAATCATGATATCGTGCTCATTGAGGTTGCCAATCAAGGATTGGAAATCCTACTAACAAACCAAAGTTCCGAGGATATTGCAGTTGACGTCACCCGAGTCCCAGTACATTCAACGTCAGCAAACAACTGTGCGCCGTCCCAATCCGATATGAAGATTTGGCATCCGCAAATAGTATACATCGGTGCTGGTGTAACAAGGACTGTCGATACTGTTAACGGCAGATATGTGTCTGGTGGTAAATGGCTACTTGGGGCCATTGACGTCCAAGATAATCGCACAATGGCATGTGAAGTGGGGTATAACACATTGCAGGGCGTCGCTGACCACTCCGTATACGGCACGATCGCCGACAAACTGAATCTAGCCTTCACCACTACGGTAGTTGCAGGCCGCCTGACTCTAGAGGTTAAGAACAATGATGCAAACACAGTGCATATTAGCCTACTACGGGTTCCCACTACCTCATAAATAGACTATTGTAACTGCGCAAAAGGCAAGCGATGAGCGAATTTTTCCGAATTGTACGAGGACTGGAGATTGATGACAGCATCCGTATCCTTCAAGGAGCGGGGGCTCCCGGCTCCTCAACCGATACGAACAACGCTCAGCGTGGCTCCGTCTACCTAGACACCAATAACGGTAACATGTACACCAAAATTGACGTTGGTGTAGGTGTTTCAAAGTGGTCACAAGCAGGAACCGGCAGCGGTGGTGGCGGTGGAACCAATCTAGTCCTATATTCAGAAGCCCCAAGCGCAAACCCCACCACTCCAGCAACACAAGGCATTGATTCGATCGCGCTTGGTGTTGGTGCACAAACAACGACCACTGCTCCTAGCTCAATCGCAATGGGGGAGCAATCAGTCGCTCGGCACCGTGGTGCCAATGTTTGGGCAAGCGGTCGCTTTACAACGAGTGGTGACTGCCAAGCAGGTCGGTACATGCTACGTGCAATCACCGTCAACGGAATTCAGACTGAAGCATTTCTGGATGGTACAAATGGTGTTGAGCGTCTGGTATTACCGGATGATAGCACATGGACATTCACAGCTACTGTCACTGCACACCGGACGGATGTGGGTGACGGTCACGCCGGATACAAGATTCAAGGGGTTGTGTATCGCAAGGCTGGAGCAAACACAATCACATTCCAGGGCGCTCCAACAAAAACAGTTTTGGCAGAGAGTAACATCCCCTGGGACATAAATATCACCACCGACACCACGAATGGTAGTATCAATGCGTTCGTCACTGGACAAACCGGAAAAACAATTCGATGGGCCATACTTTTTGAAACACTTGAGGTTACAAACTAATCATGAACTTTAACCACGACACTGGCTTAATTGATAGCCTCTTGACAATCGACACAACCGTTGCTCCTCCGCTCGGGGGCACGACGCAGTCGCTGCAGATCACTGGTACTGGCGCCATTTATCTACCTCTTGGTACGACCGCTCAACGCCCAGCAAACTCTGCAGGTATGCTCCGCTACAACACCGAAAGTAGTGTTCTAGAATACAACACCGGCACGGTTTGGTCAAGTCTTGCAACCGGTGGCGGTACTGTAACGTCGGTTGCAGTTTCAGGTGGTACGGGTCTGTCCGTATCGGGCTCACCAATCACCAGCTCCGGCACAATTACGCTGTCTCTGGACGCAGGTCTGCAAACCCTAGCCTCGTTGGCAACGGTTGGTATGATCTCTCAGTCCGCTGCAGATACTTTCGTAGCTCGTACAATTACTGGGACAGCAAGCAACATCACCGTATCGAATGGCGACGGCGCTTCCGGCAACCCAACTATCGACTTGGCCACGGTTACGCAGGGCTCAACCGGCACCTCATTTGTTAAGGTTCAGTTGGATTCGAAGGGTCGTGTTATCAACAACACCGCAGTTGTGGCATCCGATATTACCACTCTCGTTGACGCAACATACGTAAACGTGTCCGGCGACTCCATGTCGTCTGGTGCAAACTTGACGTTCTCCGGAGGCGGTGAAGTTCTGGGCCTACCAGCAACTCCAACCACGTCTGGTTCGGCTGTCTCCAAAGCCTACGTGGACTCGTTGCTGCAAGGTTTGGATCCTAAGCAGTCTGTTCGTGTAACCACTACTACCTCTGGTACTCTTGCTTCTTCGTTTGTTAACGGCGCTACCGTTGACGGTGTGACCCTGGTTACCGGCGATCGTATCCTAATCAAGAACCAAGCTACAGCTTCTGAAAACGGCATCTACATTGTAACGGCTGGTACACCAACACGTGCAACTGACTTTGATGCGTGGTCGGAAATTCCTGGCGCCTTTGTCTTTGTTGAAGAAGGTACAACTAACAAAGACACTGGTTGGGTCTCTACGTCCGACCAAGGTGGTACGCTCGGTTCTACTAACATCACATTCGTGCAGTTTGGTGGTGCTGGCACGTACACCGCAGGCACAGGTTTGACGCTGTCCGGCACAACATTCTCGATCACCGCTCCAATCGCTGTTTCTTTGGGTGGTACTGGTCTAACTTCTGCGCCCGCCAATGGTCAACTGTTGATCGGTAACGCTACAGGCTACACACTAGCTACTCTAACAGCAGGCACGGGTATTGGTGTCGCAAACGCCGCCGGTTCAATCACGATTTCTAACAGTGGTGTTACCGCTCTTGCTGGTACCGCTAACCAGATCACAGCATCAGCATCTACTGGTTCAGTGACTTTGTCACTGCCTTCAGCAATTACCGCCCCAGGCTCCCTGACGGTTACTACTAACCTGACTGTGTCGGGCTTGACAGCAAACTCCATGGTGTACTCCGGTACGGCTGGGTTGTTGACGGCTACTGCTGCTCCCACCAACGGTCAGATTCTGATTGGTTCAACCGGTGCTGCTCCAACACTAGCTACCCTAACAGCAGGCACAGGCATCGGTGTTGCAAACGCTGCTGGCTCGATTACGATTTCTAACAGTGGTGTTACATCGTTCACACAGACAGTACCATCGATCATGTCGATTACTGGTGCTTCGGCGGCCACAGGTGCGGTAAGTGCTGCAATCACACTGGCTAACCAAACCACAAACACCGTCTTCGCAGCTCCTAACGGTTCAACCGGAACGCCAACGTTCCGTGCTCTGGTCGCCGCTGACATTGGTGGTGCTCTGCAATTGTGGCGCGAAAACGTGTCCTCCCCAACTACGCCGATTGCAACTGGCACCAACTCAGTTGCAATCGGTTCTAGCTCCAGTGCTGGTGCGCAACATGCAATAGCATTTGGTCCAGGTACTTCTGCTACCTTGTACGGTCAGCGCGCTTACGCTAACGGAACATTCGCAACTGCTGGTGACGCGCAAGCATCCACATATGTGATGCGCAATATCACATCTACCGCAACCGTGACTGAACTGTTCTTGGATGGATCAGCAACTCGCCTGGTTATGCCAAACAACAGCGTTTGGACATTCTCAATCTTGATCTCTGGTCGTCGTACTGATGCGACGGGTGGTGGTGCAGGGTATCGTGTGGATGGTGTTATCAGGAAAGATACAACTGCTGCGTCCGCTGCGCTTGTTGGTGCGGTCACCAAATCGATCTTAGGTGAAACCAATGCAGCGTGGGACGTAACCGTCTCCGCTGATACAACTAACGGTGCTCTACGTGTTCAGGTAACAGGTGAAGCTGCAAAAACAATTCGCTGGGTTGCAGTGGTACAAACAGCTGAAGTTACAAACTAATCCTTTAAGGTGATTGTGAATGGAATTTGACCACAGCACCGACTCGATCAATCCTGACGACCAGCCATACGTCACACTTGGTGGCATTACGGGTGTCAGGATTCCGGTTGGCACATCTGCTCAGCGACCTACCGTTGCTGACGGCGTACTACGCTTTAATACTGATATCAACGCCTTGGAAGTGGGGTTGGGATCGTCCTTTAAGACGATCGAATCTTCGGGCGAAAATGGCTCATTTCAGTTAGTCACAGCTGCTGGCACCTCCCAAGCCAACGCAACTGCAGTTACAGCTCGCACTGTAGCTATTTCGTCAGCTACCGCGGGGTCGGGTGTCGTACTGCCAGCAATTACGGCCCAGACAGTTGGCCGAACGATTGTTGTTGGAAATGCGTCCGGAACTGACGTGCTGATCTACCCTGCCACAGGACAGCAGATCAGCAATCTTGGAGCTAACACACCAGTCACAATCCCCGCTGCACAAGGCGGGGGTAGTTACACGCTAGTAGCAGCAACAACCACAGTCTGGTCTATTTTAAGTATTTTCTCTGTTGGTGGGTCATTGGCTGCCAATGGTGTTATTGCGGTTGACACAGCTGGCGATCGCTTACGCTATCGCCAGCTTGTTCAGGGCTCTGGTATCACCATCACTCACGCGACAGATTCCATTACAATCGCTGCGTCTGGAGGATCAGGCACGGTTACGTCGGTAGCTGCAACAGGCCCAACAAGCGGGTTTTCCGTATCAGGATCGCCAATTACAACGAGTGGGACGCTAACATTTTCCCTCACCAACGACCTTGCGGCTGTCGAAGGATTGACGACCACGGGTATTGTCCGCCGGACTGCAGCTGATACGTGGTCGGCTGGAACCGCAGTAAGTTTGACCTCGGAAGTCACCGGAATTCTCGGTGCAACGAATGGAGGTACGGGGTTAGGATCGTATGCGATTGGTGACATCTTATACGCCTCTGCCACTAATGCACTAAGCAGTTTAGCAGACGTAGCCACAGGCAATGCCTTAATTTCGGGTGGTGTAGGTGCTGCCCCGGCTTGGGGTAAGATCGGGCTAACAACACACGTCACTGGCAATTTACCCGTAACAAATCTGAACAGCGGAACGGGGGCGTCATCCTCTACGTTCTGGCGTGGAGACGGCACGTGGGCAACCCCTTCGGGTGGCTCATCAGGAAATGTTGGATACAACACGGTTCTATTCGGCACTTCATACTACGTACGACAATTTGGCGTAAACACAGCAGCCGCATCTGCTGGGGTGACGTCAAATGGAACGGTAATTACCTTCAATTCAACAAATCCACATTATTGCATCCCTGGCCAACGAGTGTTCCTAAGCTCACCAGCTGGTACAACGGCTTTCGATCTTCAGCGCGTGTTGGGAACGATTACCGCCGTGTCTGGTAATACGCTCACAATCACCCCTGACCCAACCACGCCGATTTTACAATCAGCAGGATCGTCAGTTACCGCCTGGGAAATGCAAGTGTTTGATCGATACATGCCGGGGTCATCATTCCGATACGCAAATAACCTACTAAATGGAGCATTGTCTCTATCGGCGTCGTGGGCTACTTCTGGTATTACCACTTCAAATCTGTACACTAATTTGAGCAGGATGCTCGCCCTGAACCCTGATATCATCATCGGCGACTTTGGCATCTGGAATGACGTTGAGAACGGCTCAATTACAACTCCAGCTGGTGGAGCAGGATCTCCAATCAGTTCGCTCCTGTCAATGCTTACAACAACACTACAGACGGGTGCGTGGGTTGTGTTTGAAGGATTCGCAGCAGCAACTTTCACAACAGCAACTATTGCATCACTCGCGTTCGAAGTAATGCAACGCGTCAAGACGTTATCCATCCAATACCCCAAACTACTGATACTAGACAAGTGGGCTCTAACAGTCAACCCAATGACGGGTATTGGTGATGCTGATCTGTTCCAGACAGACGGTGAACACCCAGCACAGAAAATGTCTTATGTTGCCGGCTATTGGCTCGCACGACTTTTACGAGACTCGGGAGCCGTACCCATCATCCCCGCATCACCCCTAGCATCATCGATTAATGATCGGTATGCTGCCTCGTCCTTATCAACGAATTTGTACAATGGTGGTTGGTCTGCGACGGGCGTAGCTGCTAGCGTGTATGATACACACGCTACTGGCGTGTTTGAATCAAACATGTCATACGGCATTGAAAACAACACTGGAGGTGGGACCACGTCTGCTTGTAGTCTAGTTGCTCGAGCCGACGGGTATGGGCATGATCAAGTAATCGTTGCCACCCGCACAACGGGTGTTGGTGATAGTTATCACCAACACATAATTGGATTTGAAGGTTCGGGCGCTGGATTTATCGTCAACATGAGTGGCGGTCATTCATACCAGGCGGCAGTTGACATGAGCATCTCTGGATCTATGTCGACAATCTCTTCCATATCGGTGTATTTTAACGTTGGGTATACCCTGTCATCCGTGTCGTATACGACACGGGCGTCAGCTCTAACCGACGCAACCGATTACCCTCTTGGTGCTGTAACTACACCCTTCCAAGAAAACCTCATATGTCCCACGGTGACAATACCAGCAGGCGCCACACTAACATCCGCAGTGTTGGTGGTAATGCTGTACACCACTGATGCGGGCGTAGTTAACATCAAACTTGGCCGTTGTGCTATAAGGCAAGTAGCATGAGCAATTCTCTCACCCGAATTTATTACACCGATCCACTAACCCTTCCGCCTGCTAAGTATATGACGGGTGAGACGGCGTGGATGCTGGTACAGAGCACAGGACAGGCATATTCCGTTTTGTCAAACGGAACGGTTTGGATTGCCACCAGCCCCGCCCACATTGGCACATTTGCTACGTTACCTGCACCATCTTCGGTAGTAACGGGGTCATATGCGTATGCTACAGACCGACAGTACGCAATGTACACAAATACCGGAAGTGTTTGGATCCCCGAAGGATTGGCCTCAGGGACGGCAATTCTAGACTTTGGAACAGGTCTCGGCACACAAGAAGCTAGTGTGGTTGTGACCGGTCAAGCAAACATTACCTCTGCGTCAACACCATTCGCAGTCATTGGTCCTAACGCATCAACGTCAACTCACAGCGTCTCTGATCATAGATACTTCGGTCTGTTTGCGTCACTAGTCTGTGATACGATCGTAGCAGGTACAGGTTTTACAATATACGGATATGCTCGAGAACAGCTCACTGGGCAATTCCAAGTTACATGGCAATGGAGCTAAGGAGTTAATATATGGCAATGGATGTAGATATCGTTGGTGGCGTAAGCGGCAATAAAGCTGAAGTGGACTCCAACAACAACGTAAAGGTCAACCTTCCGACCACCCCGACCCAAGCGGGCTTCACACAATTGACTGACGTGTGGACCACGTCAGTCCCATCAACCGCTCGCAAGGCTCGTATTACGGTTGATGGTGATTTGTACACTGGACAGCGTCAAATTGTGTACCGAACTGACTTCAATAACGCGGTTGCAACAACTCCAATGTCTAGCCAGTGGCTAGCAGAAGCAACGACGATGGCAATGGCTGTTAACGGTGGCTTCTTGCGTCTCAACAGTGGTTCGATCACCACTGTTACCACTGGTGTTCAGATGCACTCATGCCGCACGTTTAATATTGAAGACGGGGCAGCTATCGCTGGTAGATTTACCGTTAAAACAAACAACGGAGCTGTAACAAACAAGCAGTTTGATCTTGGTTTCGGTATGTCTGTACCTGTTGCCGGGCAAGGTAACAATCCGATTGAATTTACGGGCTTTCGGTGGACCACGGGTGGCGCGTTTATTGGGGTGTTGGAATACTCCGTTGGTGGTGCTTCAACAGCAATCACAGTGAACTTGAACGGGGGCGTCCCACTCGCTGACAGCGTAACGCACGCCTATGAAGTAATCATTACCAACGACCACGTTGAATTCTGGATTGATAACGTATATGCAAACACGATTTCAATGGCGTCAGCTGGTTCGGGATTGTTCAAAGCCAACGGCTACCCCCTATTCATGCGCGCGTTTAACTCTGCATCTGCCCCAGCGCTCGCACCCTCGTTGGACATCGCTGATGTTTCCGTTCTGCGGCTAGGCCCTGGTGTTGACATTCCACAACAATTTCGCCAGGTGTTGGCAGGTCGCCATAGCCTATACCAACAAACAGGTCTGACAGCGACCGACGGTTCGACCGCTCTGGTTCCTGCATCTGGTACGGCACCGACAGCCGGTGTTGGATCCAACACAGCTACCACATTCACGGGATTGGGTGGCGTATATCGATGCACATTAACAGGCGTGACTGGTGCTCACGTCAACGTGATTCTGTCAGACTACACAAATCCCAACGTCCCCGTCGCGGTCGGCGCCGCAAACGATGCTCGTAACTTAGTGATCACTGATATCATGATTAGCCCGACGGTGGTATCAACAGCACTAACAGGCGGTGGATTTATTGGAACCTACTTCGTTGCAGTTGGTGGATCAGCAGTATCCCTAGCGACCACAACGGCGAACGGTACAACCGCTGTTGCAACAAAAGCTCCACGTATCCTGATGCTAACAGCAACAGATAACTTCGCAGCAACAGCGGCTGCGGGTACTGTTGGTACTCGCACCGGCGACTCTTCTATCCGCCTATCTACGCCTATTGTCGTGCATCCTGGCGAACACTTGGTGTGTGGATTCCGTGTAATGTACGCTACCGCCGCAGTTACTGCGGGTGCTATAGACGGATCAATCAGCTTCAGCGGATACTGGGATTAACTTACCCGAACAAAAATGGCCTCCTAGGAGGCCATTTTTTTATGTTTTTGGTGTGCCAAATCACTTGGTGAGTTTGTCGAATAGGCGACGAGGACTAATGACACAATCGTCTAAGCCCTCGGTTCGTGCTACAAACTCCGAGCAAATCTCGTACTTGAAGTCCACAGCTGGGAGCTTCCAACCAACTGCATTCTCCAGCCCCTCGCGCAAACCAACGTAGAGCAACGTCCAATCGCTGTACTCTTCGCGTCCAACACGCGATAAGGCATCAGTCATGATTGACTCCCATGGTTTAATAGCGCGAACGAGCGTAAACGTGCGGTTGTGATAGTAACTCATGCTGACAATACGTCGTTTGGATTTGTGGGATGCTTCCACGCACATTAATCGCCTTTCGGGACCAATGTTAGCCCAGAACGCTAAATTGACATGCGTGAATGGCGAACCAGTCACCGCAGAAATCAAACGACTAAACCAGTGATTTGTACGATGAAGAAAAACAACATCACCGTCTTGCGCAATCGACCGCAATTCATCATATGTGAGATTGGATAAAACTTGTTCCATAGTAGCTCCTATAGTGGGAAACGCCTAAGTATTTACGTGATTTGTACCCCAAAACCAATCCCATATTGATAAATACTAAATCTCTCTTTGGAGTCAATCATCATGCGTATTCCGTTTCGCCAGGGACTTGTAACTGCACCTCCCAATTTCTTGCAAGCCAATGGCTCGGCTGTCAATCTAGTAATCGCACAGCCAGCTGTATTAGTGGCCACCATCGCGGACAAACAAGCCAACTACCTAATTTCAGAACGCAGTCCGATTACAAACGCCTGGACGGGCCCGTTTGTTGCCGGCACTACCTATTGGTTATACATTGAAATCAATCGTCTAACTGGCCAACGTACCTTCGGTCACACTCTTCTCGAACCAATTGAGGCTGCTGTTGCTCCAAGCAATCCCACAAACGGTCAAATGTGGTTCGATACCACACTAAATCAGATGAAGGAGTGGAACGCAACAGCCGTTCGTTGGATTGAGAAACTTCGTGTGTTAGCAGCTCGGTACTCGGCTGGAGCTACCTTCATCAGTGTTAGTTATAATTCTCCAAGCTTTACAGGAACACAGATTGGGTCACTGCAGAGTACCCCAATCGCTGCTGGCGCTCTGATGTACGATGAGAACGGTGACCCCATCAAACGTAATAATGGATACTTTTTTACCACCGAGGACGTAGTTACTGCTAGTATTGCCTCATCTACTCACGTAAAACTCGGATCGGTAGTGGTTGAAGCTGTTGCGGAAAGCAATATTCCTGCCTATCGTGTCGTACAGTTCGTCGATTTTAACAAGGTTGAAATGGCCATAAACGCATCTATGATAAACACAGGTGCATATGGTATGGTTGAAGTGGATGCTGTTACAGGTACGGTGGTGAACGTGGTGTTGGACGGCGTCATCACCAACACTAACTGGAATTGGCTAAACGTGAATGAGGCTATATACGTTGGTGTTGACGGAGAGCTCACAACATCAGTACCCGCAAACGCTATCGTGGTTGGATACGTTGTTGACCGCAACACGATTGTACTGCGACCATCCCTAGCCACGGTAAACATCACCGCAGGTGGGGGTGGGACAAACGTAGGCCCAGCCACTACCAGCACGCTTGGCATCGTTCGGTTATCTACCACTTCCGCTACTCCAAGTCAGCCTGTAGTGGTGGAGACATCCGACCCCAGACTCACTACGCAACGAGACGATGTGTACGTTGCGCCTAATCAAACCGCGGTACCTACAGTACTTAACACCGTAGCTCCGTCAGGACTAATTAGTCCTCTACAAGTGTATCGGAACGGAGTTCTCCAAAAATACGGCCCTGCTGCAACAAACACTACCACCACCCTCACTGCTAGTATTACCGCTGGGTCAAACGTGCTTCATTTTGCTAGTACTAACGGTGCGTTGGTTCCAGGCGCGCGCATCACTCACATTTCTCTACCTACCAACACTGTTATTACATCAGTTGACAATAGTCAATTGATTGCACAACTATCAGCTATCCTCCCATCTTCACAGGGAAACATCACAAACGGTACATTTAGCGTTGGTGGTATGTTGGGAGGTAGTTATGTTGTAACTGGAGCCCATGAAGTTCAATTTAATGAACCTCTGGACGGCGGCGACGTAATCACATTCGTGGTATAACTTTTTGATTGATTCTTAATATGACACAAAAGAAAATTACAAGCTCGCAGGTTGAGCTATCCCTCGACAATCTAACAGACGTGGATGCCATCTCTCCAACGGGTGGCGATGTGTTAACATATGAGTCGATGGCCGGTCGGTGGGTGCCAGCAGCACCAGCGGCTGGCGGCGGAGGAGGAAGTCCTACGTCACAGATCATTCAGCTGGAAGGCGTGTTTTCATTTGGTGGGTCGCAAACAACATGGACCGATCACGGCACTGGCGGAACGATGCCTCTCTCAATGCCAACATATCTCACATTGGATCCGTACGGAGCAGCCCTGTTACCAATAGTGCAAGGTCTATATGAGATTCAAGTAATTGCGTCGATGTATGTTACTAACCCAACCCCAGATTGGCCATTAGGCGTTGACACAACATATGGTAGTAGCATTACATTCAATGATTCATACAACTACGTAGTAGGCGCAGCATCTAGCCACCCATCAACAGTTGGTGTGTTAGCACACCAACGTCGTCACTTCCGGCCAACAGCAACAACCACAATAGGAATGGGTATTTTTTCATCAGCAGTTAGTTGGTCCGATCACTATTTGGTAAACATCGGATCTACAGACTTTGGCTCTGGTACTACCACAATGACCCTTAGCCTAGACACATCAGGATACGAAACCGGAGGAATAACGGGCGTGTCGCAAGTCGTGCTTAGGGTCACCAAGTTGGCTGATATTCGATTGTTGGGCTAAATGTCACTGACAGTAGCAACCCTTACTCAATTTACAAACGCAGATGGTCTGTCCCGGTGCAAAACTTCGATAGCTAATGCGTTACCGAGTGGGGGTAAGCATGTGATTATCCCATGCTATAACACCTTTGAACGTGACAGGTACGAGTCTCTATTCATTGACGAATACGTAGCTGTTGTTGATGATGACGATACGATTGATCCGCACTCACTTCGCTTGTGCGTTGAGGCTTTGCAAGAAAACCCAACCGTAGGCTTAGCGTTCACAAATGAAGTGATCGTCTCTCCGACAGGAGAACAGACTTATGGTAACACAAACCGTCGAACGTGGTTAGAAGTTGCCATACATCCACGGACAATTCATCACCTTGCGGTGTTTAGGAGCTCAATGGTTTGCCACGAAGCTAAGCAATTATCAGACCGCTTTGGGTTTGGAATTGATTGGTTTTTACGAGCCACCACTGCACTAACACATGGGGCTATCCATGTGAACTATCCTGGATACTTTTGGCACCAACATCACGCAATGATGACTCACCAGTTTCGTAACCGATATGCTGCACATCACCGCGACATGGGAATGGCTTTAACCAACATGTACGCCCCATCAAACGGGATCATTCCCACACACAATCATAAATAACCGCACCATAGGAAGATACTACCATGCGCCTAAACGAAATTCTAGATCCAAGCGACTACCGTTCCGGTGACGAATCTGACCCTCGCTCGCCGTACTATGACGGTCAGGAACCAGATCCCTCTGCCGACGAGTACAACACAACATTCACAACGTACGTATATGAAGAAGACGGAACCGAACGTACAGTACAAATCAGTGGTGTTGTTGCGGTTACGACCTATTACAGCGATTATATCCCCCGTGGCCGACATGGTGGGTCGGGTGGTGATTCTCAGGGTATTGAGGTCGAATCTGTTCGCATCAAGCAAGTGGCTGTAGACGGTAAGCCAATGCCTGTTGACCAGTTCCTCCAACAGTACGGTACATCTCTTAGTGAATTCAACAGCGAACATGCTGAGGAAGCCATCAAGGGTACAGGTGACCAATACCTGATGAAGAGTTCGTGGAATACGGACAACAAAGATCACAAAACAAATTTCGTACCGATGTGACGTATTAGCATAAATACTAAATCGGTAAGATAGGGTGAGAGGCACCCTCAAGCGGAACAGTTCCGTCCTCTTGTTGATTTTTTCTCAGAAGTGAATGAAGATTGTTAAGTGAACTAACGACATTAGGTTCACAGACGAGAAATTCCAAATAACTATTAGAAGAGAACAAGGAGTTCATTATGTCAAACGCTAAGCTCGCAGCCCTCCGTGCCCAATTCGGCGGTTCGGAAAAGGAATCCACTACCCGCGAATCCTTTACAAGCAACTACTACCCCTTCTGGAACATGAAAGCTGGTCAACGTGCCATCATTCGTTTCCTGCCTGACGCCAACTCCGGTAACCCTCGCGGTTTCCTGGTAGAAAAGGTGTTCCACAACCTCAACATCAACGGTCAAAAGCGGACCGTTCCTTGCCTGTCCATGTACGGTGAAGATTGCCCTGTGTGCAAGATTTCCCAAGACTACTACAAGGTCAAGGACGAGGTGAACGGCAAGAAGTACTGGCGCAAGAAGCAATACATTGCTCAAGCCCTGGTGGTTGAAGATCCGCTCGACGCCGACAAGGAAACTGGCGAAAACCATGCTGGTAAGGTGCGCTACATTGCGCTCGGCTACCAGCTGTACAACATCATCAAGGAAGCATTTGCTTCGGAAGATGATCCTCTGGACGATGTGCCGTACTCGTTCGAAGGCGGCTACGACTTCATCATCAAGAAGACGCAACAGGGTGAATACTCTACGTACACGATGGGAACCAAGTTCCAGTCGCGTCAACGCTCTCTGACGGAAGATGAACTGGTCGTGGTTACCGACGAAAACGGTGGCATGATCGACCTGGCAACTCTCCTGCCGAAGAACCCTGGGCTGGAAAAGGTTCAAGGGATGCTGAACGCCGACCTGAACGGCGAAGACTACCAGGAATCTGGCCGCGGCGGACAACGCTCGTCTGATGACGACGAAGCTCCCGCACCGCGCTCTAAGCCTGCTCCGAAGGCTAAGGCCGATGACGATGACGCACCGTGGAATGAGGCCCCTAAGGCCGCTGCCCCGAAGCCTGCTGCAAAGCCGGTTGCTGAATCGGACGAAGGCTCAAGCGACGTAGACGACATGCTCGCGGCAATCCGCGCTCGTCGTAAGGCTGGTTAAGCAAAAACGAAAAGAAGGGAGGGCAACCTCCCTTCTTTTCTTGGAGAAATCATATGGCAAAAAAGAATAACGATAACATCTTTGCCTTTGTTGACGAGTTCAATAAGGACTTGGAAAAAATGGACGGTGTCGGTACTTCGTCACTACCCCCTCGATACTGGTATTCTACCGGAAACTACGTGCTAAACCGCATCATTTCCGGCAGTTACTTCAATGGTATCCCCCAGGGGCGAGTGACAGACTTGGCAGGCCCGTCTGGCGCTGGTAAGAGCTTCATCTCCGCTAACCTCACGCGTGCAGCTCAAGAAGCTGGCGCATATTGCCTTGTTATTGACACAGAGAACGCTCTGGATGACGAATTCATGGGCAAGATTGGTGTCAACACCGAAGAAGGCTACAAGTACGTTAGCGTCACAACGATTCCTGAAGTAACCAAAGTGGTGTCTTCTTTCTTAAAGAAGTACAAGGAACAAGTTGGTGAAGCTGAAGATGCGCCTCAAGTGTTCATCCTGATCGACTCTCTTGACATGTTGATGACAGAGACTGAACTCGATCATTACGACAAGGGCGTTACCAAGGGTGACCAAGGTCAGAAGAACAAGCAGTTGAAGGCAATGCTGCGCACGTTTGTTCAAGCAATCAAGAACTTGAACGTTGCGATGGTTGTTACATCGCAAGTGTACAAGAACCAAGACGTGCTGAACGGTGAAGGCGTATGGATTGTTTCCGACGCTGTCAAGTACGCTTGCTCACAAATCATCCTCATCCAAAAGCGCAAGCTGAAGGACGACTCAAAGGGTGCTAAGGCGGGCGATGTTGCTGGCGTACGAATGATCTGTGAGGGGTATAAGACCCGCTTTACCAAGCCGTTCCAGAAGGTTGAGATTGAAGTGCCGTACGAATCCGGCATGGATCCTTACTCTGGTCTTCTGGAAGTAGCCAAGGCTGTTGGCGTTGTGATCCAGCATGGTAGTTGGTATACAATCAAGGGTAGTGAAGACAAGATGCGTGCAGACGACATTTTCCTGAACCACGCTGATGAAGTGCTAGCCCTGCTGGAAGCAGAAACGAGCGCGTTCCTGGAAGCAGATGCTGAAGTTGACACAAATGCGGGTGAGTCCGCTAAGTCGAAACGCATGCAAAAGCACGCCGGTATGCAAGAGCAGGCTGCTGAATAACCCGGTTGACATTAATCGGTAAATGGTGCACAATAGGGATATTGTGCACCATTTTCTTTTGGGAAATTATCATGGCCAAAATCAAGACAGCCGACGAATTAATCCGCGACAACCTGCTAGTCAAACACTACGCTGGGTCAATCGCTTACGGGACAAACCTACCAACATCCGATACGGATTTCCGTGGGATTTTCTGTGCTGACCCAATCAACGTGCGCACTCCGTTCTACACGATCAACCAAAAAGAAGATCAAGCTGAGGAAGATACAGTCATTTATGAACTAGCTCAGTTCATGAAGCTCGCTCTCGACTGCAACCCGAATGTGATCGAAACTCTGTGGGTGGATGAGCGGGACGTTGTATTTTCTACGCCCGCATATGAGCTGCTTCGCGCAGCGGCCCCAAAGCTGCTATCCAGCAAGATCGCTTTTACTACGTCTGGTTATGCGCTATCACAACTGAAGCGAATCAAAGGACATAACAAGTGGATCAATAACCCACAACCAGAAGCACGACCACAACAGGTTGATTACATGTCTTTGGTGCACAACTTCACTGGCGCTAAGACATTCAAGGTGCGGCTGCGTGATCTGTACGAGAATCATCGACTGGTTCCGTTTAGTGGCGATACGTTTGGCGTCTTCTCCGCGCCTGGGTACTCACCGTATAACCTCGAGACGGGTAGCTTGAACTCCGATTACGAAGGTGATAGCCATGAACTTGGCACACCTAAGTTCATTGTTAAGTTCAACCGCTCCGTATACGATGCCGACAAAGATATGTGGTCGAACTACTGGACGTGGAAGAAGAATCGCAACGAAAAGCGTAGCGAGCTGGAAGAAAAATACGGCTACGACACGAAGCACGCAATGCATCTGGTCCGCCTGCTGCGAATGGGTGCGGAGGCTTTGGAAACAGGAATCCTACACGTTCGCCGTCCCGACGCGGCTGAGTTGTTGGCCATCCGCAACGGCTCTTGGTCGTATGAGGACATCGTGGAGTATGCAGAGCGAATGGACAAACGCGTTCGTGAAGAACTGTATGTCGCTACAAAGCTTCCGAAGAAGCCGGACATTCATTATGCAGCTGAACTGGTGATGCGCGTTCAAGACTCGGTGTGGAATGGCTGATTCAAAGTTGTCCCGTATCGAACAGCTGGTTAACTTGTTTGACCAGCGTGAACAAGCACACCGTAGCTTCAACGAGCAAATAATGACGATGCTGGGGGAGACAACTCTCCCAGCGCTGATTGAGCTGCTAGAATCTACCCAAGACGACATTCAGTGGGAAGAGGTCAGGATAGTTGAACAGGTGTTGTTGGTGGTATTCACCATTGGATACAACCCACAAACAAACAAGTCACCGATTCTGAAGCAAATGTCAGAGACTCGTGGTGACACTGTTCCTGTATATGTTGAGCAAATGCTGCACTTGAGCCTTCCGCTGGCTCGAGCGTTTGATAGCAAGGACGACATTAAGCAGTTTCTGACCAAGGCGTTTGTTGAAACTACAGAACCGTCGCCGGTAACACAACCAGCTACCCAAGAATCCGCATCCTTGTCTAAAGAACAAATACAACAGATGCTGTTTTTCCAGCAGCAAACAAGGGATAAAATGCAATGAGCAGAATTCAAGATTTGGGGAAGTCATTCGCCAATCTACCACAAATCATCGCTGATTACGAGCAAGCATTCGCCAATATCACACAGGATCTTGCAGTCAAAGGCAAGATGTTGGAAGTTGCGCTCCGCGAACAAGCATCAAACTCGTACTACTACGAGTCGCGCAAAGCTGAACTGAAGGTCCTGCTGAAATACATGGACAGTCAAGTTGCTAAGGTTCGTGGGACACTGATTCGTAGGTACAAAGAGAACTACTCTCGTGACCTTGGTGAACGTCAGCTGAACAACTACGTTGATGCAGAAACCGACTACCTGACGGTGTACGAGCTGTATTTGGAGTGTGAAGAACTATACGAGAAGTATAGCGCGGCGTGTGACGCGTTCACAAAGCGCGGTTTTGCACTACGTGACATCACAAACGCACGATGCGACAGCGTGCATGACTCAGAACTATGACCCAAGCTACATGCAAAGTCCGTATCCTCGATGAGGTTACGGCTGTAATCGTTGGATTACACGGAGATCATCACGAATTCTTCTACAACAAATACGCTGTCCCAGCGGAGAACTATTTCTTTAACCCGAAATTCAAACTCGGTCAGTGGGACGGAAAGATTCGGTACTATCAGAAGACTGGTCGTACGTATGTGTACCTGTTGGAAGAGATCGTCCCTAAGATCATAAAGTTTGGCTATAAGATTGAGCTGGAAGACCTACGTCTGCCACTGCGCCACGCTGCCACAATCGATGCAAACGAGTTCGCTGCGGTATTGCACCCTGACGACGGCACTCCAATCATTCTGCGCGACTACCAGTACGACAACGTTAATCTGCTGATCGAACACGGCAACGGACTCATCATTGCATCAACCGGTGCTGGTAAGACACTGTTGTGTGCAGCTCTGTGCAATGCGTATGGCAAAATTGGTGTTAAGACGTTAACGATTGTTCCGAACCAGGATCTGATCACCAACACAAAGAAGGACTACGTCAATTGCGGTCTGGATACAGGCGAATACAGTGGTACATCCAAAGATTACGACCATCAACACGTCGTATCCACCTGGCAAGCACTGAAGAACAACCCGAAGTTGATTGAATTGTTCGGGATGGTACTGGTTGACGAGTGTCACGGAGCTAAGGGCAATGTGCTGCAGAAGATTCTAACCGACCATGCTGCCAAGATTCCGTTCAGGTTTGGTGTGACGGGAACGCTGCCCAAGAGTCCGTCTGACGTCCTAACAATCAAGACAGCCCTTGGCCCTGTTCGAGGCACTGTCACTGCCGAAGAACTGATGGCGCGCGGCATTCTGGCTCAGCTTCACATTGACGTTGTCCAGCTGGATGAGGACTTGACAAAGGAATACAAGCAATTCTGTGACGAAGACATGATTGGCAGTAAGCCACCGACATATACTCAATTCAAAGACGGCTATTTCCCTGACTTTGCTTCTGAAAAGTCGTATATGCAGCGGAAGACCGAACGGACTGAGTGGATTGCTGACTACTTGATTGCAAAACGCGACGCAAAGAAGGGGAATACCCTGTGTTTCGTGGACTCAATTTCGTACGGTCGTGAGTTGGCGAGTTTAATCCCGGGCGCGATCTTCGTTAACGGCCAAGACGTTAAGAAAGCCAAAGAACGTCAGTTGATCTACGATATGTTTAAGGATCACGATGACCTCATCGTGATCGCCACAGTGCACATTGCAGCCGTGGGTCTGAACATTCGTCGAATCTTCAACCTAGTAACAGTTGACATTGGTAAGTCATTCATCCGTGTAATTCAGGCAATTGGTCGTGGGCTGCGTACGGCTCACGACAAGAAAAACCTGCACATGACGGACATCTGTTCTGATTTGAAGCACGGAAAAAAGCATCTACGCCAACGGCTCAACTACTACGACGAAGCTCGGTACAAGTACAAGAAACGTAAACTTAGTTACCATAATCTTGAGATTCTTGACTTCCAAGACGATCAAGAGTAAAGTGTAGCACCTATAAGGATAACAACATGCTAATTTTCGACGGTGACTCTCAGCCAATCATCCTGGATAACATCCACGGTCCGACGGTATCGGAGCACCTCTGGGTTCTCGACCTAAACGCACTCGACTTCATGCTTGCTCCTCTAATGATGTTGGAGGAGGTGGTATGCCCGTCAATGACTCTGATGATCCGAGGCTTCCAGTTCACACTTCCAGCGAACTGGAACATTCTCGTATATGATCGCGACACCGCGCAGTTGGATGTTGTCCAACTTGCAGAGGCCGCTGGTCGTCAGTTCACAGCGTTCTCGTATGGACCATCCAAATCATACCCAACGCCCGAAATCATTACAGTTACGAATTACCACGTAGAGTATCGCAATGTTGGCCCTTCTTTGAACAAGCACCAAATGCTGTGCCACCCCGTGGGACCAGAGGAATGGGTGTGTGTTAGCCCGAGCGATACGTACAATAAGTACCTAAAAGACATCATTGTTGGTGATCTTATTGGAAATTGAGGCAATCATGACAGAGAAAAAGACTACCGTACGCGACTTAAAAACATTCATCGAAGCGGTTGAGTTTGCATCAGACACGGACAGTTGGGTGCCTAGTGCTCGTCAATGGGCCAAGATTCGGTCGATGATTGAATCACTAGAAGAGGTGGCAGCACCTCAGGCTGCTCACCAAACTGTTGCAGCGCCTAGCCAGCAATACATTCCACCCACGTATCAACCACAAATACCGGTGATGCCGGCAATGCCCGTCGGCCCTAGCGGTCTAACTGCAGCGCGACCAGCTCCGTCCATGGCTCCTACTGGAGGCATGCCACTGTCAATGGGTCAAGGCGGAGCTGTGAGGGCTCCGGATATCGATACGTCAAATGGTCAATACAACTCACTATACGCCTAAAACAGTACTCAAGGATCGAACCATATGGTTCGATGGTGATTCAGTATTTGACCCGAACAAACTACTGCTGGCATTGCGCAAGTATGATGTGCGATACGTTACTGAAATTACTCCACAGATCAGTGAGTATAACCGTAACGTATCACGTGCTGAAGAGATTCACACCAAAGAACATTGCAATGAGTTGTCAACCAACTGGACGATTCCCCAGCAATATCAACGCCTCGATGTGGTTGATTATATTTCTCGTGCCCACTCCATCTTAATGGAGGGTTTGGACGAAGATGACATCGATCAACGAGAGCGGCGATTGGTTGAAGAGTTGCGTCAGTACAAGAAGCTTGGCTTGTTTGACGTTTTGCGGGCAATAATTTGGATCATAAATACGCTAACCGCTAACGACATCATATGGGGTGTTGGTCGTGGTAGTAGCGTGTCGTCCTACGTGTTATACATTATTGGTGTCCATGACGTGGACAGTTATGAGTATGACCTAGATATTGGCGACTTCCTACACGAATAAAGAGGATGTTATGGCGAAAAAGATTGCACGAAGCGCGCGCGGAGAAATGGTTGATTTTGATTTGATCACTATCAAACAACAAATTGCGTCAGCACCAAAACCAACCACCGTTCAAGCACGTGAGGACTTCGTTGATCGTAAGTTCAAACGTCGTCTGAAGCGCATGGCTACAGAAACTACTGAGATTGTGCCCGTTCCGGACACAGTATCCAATGCAACCCCCGAAGAGTTAGAAGATTCGAAAGACTAACGATGAACATCAAACCAATAAAGAATAACATCATATTTCAGTTTGTTGACCGCGTAAATTCGCAAGGTCAGTTTGAAAAAGACCGCACCGATTCAGGCATCTATTTGCAAGCGTCAGTGGATGATAGTGCCAAGCAACCACGTTGGGTTAACGTGGTTGCGGTTGGTCCTGGTTGTGAAACAGTGAAGCCAGGCATGCAGGCGCTGCTGCCCAATCTACGGTGGACCAGCTATTTCTCCATGGACGGCCAAAAGTACTGGAAGACTGATGAGAAAGAGGTCGTTGCTGTTCGCGACAGCAACGATTCCCGCTGCAATCCTCTTGCCGACTGGGTCATTTTCGTAGAACGCAAGGCTGCAGCAGCAAAGTCATCATTTGGTATTGTGGTCGTAGGCGGCCAAGAAGACACCCAAACCGGACTTGTGACTCACCTTGGCCCCAAGTGTATGACGGAACTGGAAAAGTCAACGATTTACCACGCGATGCCGAACTTTTCTGACAAGTTCCAACATGGTGGGTTTGACTTGGCCTTCATCAAAGAAGAAAACATTCTAGCCTACGTCCCGAAGGAATAACATGCTTTTTGTGGCACTACTGATCGCTGCGACGTCAGCGATCGCATTCTCTGCAGCTTTTTTCAGTGTTTACGGTCTTGCCCACACCTTTAGTGGTGTGTTTTGGTCGGTAGTTGTCATGGGCGGCTCGCTTGAGGCCGGCAAATTGGTGGCTGCCTCATACCTATACCGTTACTGGGACACTACGAACCGCCTACTTCGTTGGTATTTGCTCGCGGGTGTTGGTGGATTGATGATTACCACATCAATTGGTATCTTTGGTTATATGTCGGCTGGTTACCAGCAAGACGTCCTGCCGCTGAAGCAAAAGAATGAGCAAATTACACTGCTCACTGATGAAAAGACGCGAGCTATGGAGCGTAAACGTCAAATTGACGACATTCTTGCAGGCGGCCCTGCTGTAACCTCCGTCAACAACACCAAGGGTGAAATTGACAAGAACGCTGCCAAGACCCTACGCGAAACTACTCGAGCCCGCGAAAGTTTGGGTCGTCAGTATAAGGCCGAACAAGAGGCTGCCACGCAGCGAGTTGCTGAATTGGACAAGCAATTACTGGCTTTGAAGCAGGATATTATCCAAACAGAAGCCCATATTGGTCCAATTACGTACATTGCGAAGGCGGTTGGTCTTGAATCTGATGATGCTACGAAGTACCTAATCTTCTTGATCATTATCACTTTCGATCCAATGGCTGTCGCACTGACACTGGCAGTCAATAATGTTCTACGCCTGCGCGAAGAAGAGCGTAAATCCCAACAACAAGCTCCGGCTCTACAGCCGGAGCCAGCAAAGCCTGTCAAGCAGGGATTGGAAATGGAGCGTGGTTTGGTGACGGATCATGTTTCATACGAGGATGACGTTGTTCCGGAGCCAGAACTCGCGCCGGAGTCTGTGACAGAACCGGAACTGACCCTAGCACCGGTTGAAGAGCCAGAAACAACACCTCAACCTGTGTTTGAAGATCCCGTTCACATCACTGAAGTTGAACCAGAACCCGAATCTGTGCCAGTCTCCGACGCTGTTGATCCAACCCCTGTTCCAACTCCTGTTGGTCCAGCCCGTCGGCCTCGCTCATTCACTAACTTAACTGTGACAAACGACTCGGCAGGAAGTGCCAAGCTGCGCGAGCTGATGGATCACTACAAGTATCTCAAGCAAAAAGAAGCTGGCGGTGATCAATTGTCGCGCGACGAACGTTGGGAACAGAGCGCGATCTATGAGGTGCTGCGCAAACACGGGGTAGACATTTACCTTTAAGACGCGGTTGATTCTCCATGTACCCTTCCGTATAATAGCGGAACAACATGGAGAATCATATGTCACTAGATAAGCACGTTTTGTGGGTTGAAAAATACCGTCCTCGCACCCTCGAGCAATACGTCTTTCAAAACGAAACGCACCGACAAGCATTCACGCGAATGGTGCGTGATAAGTCCATCCCCCAACTAATCTTAGCGGGTGTACAAGGCACCGGCAAGACGACACTTGCACAGATTCTAATTTCGGCAATGGACCTCGATCCAGCCGACATTTGCACTATCAATGCCTCTCACGAACGCGGGATTGATACTTTCCGCGAGAAGATTTACAACTTCGCTACGTCAATGGCTCTCGGCCGGTTCAAGATCGTGCACTTGGAAGAAGCTGAGCGGCTTACACCAGAAGCCCAGGACGCGTTGAAAGCGTTCATGGAGGAAGTAAGCGACAGTGTACGGTTCATCATGACGACGAACCACATCAACAAGCTGATCCCTCCCATTCGATCTCGTTGTCAAGAATACACCTTTCGAGCTGCTGACCGGTTGGATGTTACGGAACAAATGATCTATATGCTGCGCGACGAACATATCCATTTCAAGATGGAGGCACTCGATGCGTACATTACCGCTGGATATCCAGATATCCGTAAAATCATCAACCTACTGCAACAACACGCGGTTGACGGCACGTTAACTGAAGCAAAAGCAGCAGGGTCTGGTGAATGGCGGATGGAGCTAATCAACCTGATTGCATCAGATGATTGGGAAGGTGCTCGGAAGTTGGCTTGCGCCAACGTTACTACTGAAGAGTGGGAAGCTTTGTTCAAGTACCTGTACGAGAACATCGCATCGTCACCCAAGTTCAACAAGAAAGATAAGTGGGAAGAGGCGATTACTTTGATCGCCGAACACCTATACAAACACACGTTTGTAGCTGATCCTGAGATCAATGCTGCAGCACTATTCATTCGTCTCGGCCAAGTATAAGGAGAACAATATGGCATCGTTTGGTCAATACACCTACAACAACACTCTGAACCCCACTGCTGCATCCGGAGCGGGGTTCTCACCGGACACCAAATCTCAATCTGACCGAATCCGCGCTCTCGAACACCGTCTCAGCGACTTAGAACGAGAAGTGACAAGCCTGCGATACGAACAGGCAGTGAATGAGGTAGAAGAATTACTCATCACTCGAGTGAACGAGGAGCTCGCTAACCTTCGTGATGAGGAGCAAGAGTACCAAGCCAGCCAAGAAGCTGAAGCAGAAGCTGCTGATTATGCCACCTATCACTACCTAATTAACCTGCTGCGTATTATGCAGTCGGTGGAAGGAAACCAATAATGACACGACGCAAAAAGCCTGATGGGGAAACCCAGGAACAAGCGTCAGCACGCCGCCAGCTTGAGGCGATTGCTGACAAAGCTACACGAAGTGAGAAGGTTTCGTGGGAGCGGAAGCTGGACAACATGGTGTCGCTAATCGCAAGGCTGCGACCGATTGAGGAACAGATCGTCGCATTGATGGCTGAAAAGCAGCCAATCATCGACGACATCTCAGCCCTCCGTCGAGAGATGGTACATACGTGCGTTCACCCGTACACTCATCTTGCTCAGAAGGGTGAGCTTGTGACGTGTAAGTTCTGCGAACGTCAATTCAAACTACTGCAAAATGGCTGAACCTAAACTAGACATCTTTCGTGTGCTCAACGCTGCAAACGTAAAAGATTCCAAGTTTTACAACGAACTAGCGGCTGACGAGCAAAAGGCTTTTCAGCCGCTGATTGTTACGCGCTGGATGTCTGGCGCATCGAATGCTGGTCAGATTTACTTTCTCAATGAGTTTGTGAATCCGTATACTTTTTCGCTATACAAACATCCCGAGTTGCTGTGGAAGTTAACCACAGTTGCAAGTGCCGGCAAGAAGCAGCGATACTTGTGGAATAAAGCGCCAAACAAGCGTGAAACCGGCCGGCCAAATGCCGTTCGGTGCGTGGCAGAGTACTTCGGATACAGCTCATCACACGCAGCTGATGCAATGAACATTCTCACGCGGACGCAGATTATCGAAATGGCTGAACTGATGGGTTGGCAGCAAGAAGAGATCGCCAAAATTCGTCGTGAGCTCAAGGCCTCCGACGATCCCACAGCTAAGCCAAAGCGCGGCAAGAAGACAGACGCAACAGACGCATTGGAGTTCTAATGAACCAACACTTGATCGACACAATTCGCCAACTATCCAAGCAAGACAGTAAGACGCTTTCACAGAAGGCTCTGAAGACAGCTGAAGAGGTTGGCGAATTGGCAAAGGTAGTCCTGCCATTTGACGGTGCATTTGCCACGAATCATAGGTTCGTAGAGCGAGAGCGAATCCTTGAGGAAGCTGTTGATACAACTTTGTGTGCGTTATCTGTTGCATACAGTCTTGATTTCTCAGATGAAGAAATTGAGGACATGATCGCGCTCAAGGCAGAAAAGTGGGCGATGCTGCAACGCAAAGAGCAAGACATCAAATACCCGTTGCCGTATGAAATCCACGTGACGGTTAAGGCACCTCCGGGTCTACAACAGAGTTGGTTGACTCATTTTCGGGAGATTTGTGCCGAGTTGAAGGTGAAGCCTATTGTTCTCAACTTGAGTAGCGGACAAAAGCTACTGTCTGATGTGATGACTTCATCCAAGCATTTCGGGACAAATTCATCCGCCTACTATGCCGCAAAGCACATTGAGAATGGTTTGGTTACTGAAGGGTTCAAGGTGGAACGCGTTAAGATTGAAACTGTGCCGTGGCATCCGGCAGCACCAATCGCTGATCAACCAATGCCACTCAACTGTTATTTTGAATCACACATTCCCGTAGAGTTGGAAGAGAGTAAGTTGCAGCTACTCCGTGACTGGATGGAGTTGACGGGGCTACAAAGAACCTTGCATATGTCACGCAATGCATTCAAGCGTGATGAGCGTGGTTTCATTACTCAAATGCTGACCTACCGCGAATACACCGGGTCTCGGGAGCAATTTGAAGCTCGGTTAGACACTATTGTCACGATCTTGACGGCTAGGTGGGATATCGGTAAAGTCATCACTGAATTTTCCGTCTACGATACTAAGGTATCACACGACAGTTCTTGGCTAAACA